CCCCCCCCCCCCCGTATACCCTGAATCCCACCTTTCGTTGCAATGGCGCCATATTTTCGGGGAGGTAGCGACACCCCCCGAAACCCCCCTAAACCCCTAAATCTCGATCCATAGGTTGCTACACCTATCTAAGAAAGCACCTTGTTTTTGGCTATGCAATTGACTAGGTGACGATAGTTTGGTAAATTCATGGAATCGCGCCTTTCCGCCCGATAATGACCGGAGTTCACCCATCCCCATAGGAGTCAAATCGTGAGCGCTCGCAACGGTTCCCGCCGCAAGACAGCCAGGTATCCGCGCTGTGAATCACTCCTTCATCAGGCGGAGGCAAAGCAGCCCCGCGCTACTCGCCGCGGCAAGTTCCACGCTCCTAGCTGGCCTATCGGCAAGAACATCGACGTGAACTACTGCACTCCCTGCGCGGAGCGCGGCGAGGGTCTCGGTGTATTCAAGGTCGAGAAGGTGCTGCCGGTATGAGCGACATCATCCACCTCCAGATTCCCGACGACTGGAGGCGCGTCTCGTACTGTGGCGAGGTGCCAACACTCATTACCGAGGCCGGTGACAATCGACCCGTCTGTCAGGTCTGCTACCGAGGCATTATGAAGCACAAGGCTACCAACCTACCCACCCCCGAGCTTGTCGAAGCCGCCGCGCGCGCGATGCACGCCGCCAGGTACCCACGTTTCGAGTGGGACGGCGAGGACAAGGCTGTGAAAGGTCTCTATCGTGACCGCGCCCGTGTGGCACTGTCGGCTGCGCTGCCCCTGCTCCCCGACGTTGGCGACCTGCTGGTCGAACTTGACCGGCTCCGGGCGGCCACAGTCAAGCTCGACCGGGACACCATCGTCCGCGCGCTCTGCCCTGGGCTGGCCGACCTGGGGCTCGACCCGAGCCAGGTGGTTGACGCGACGGTGAACATCCAGGACGCCACTGACGCGGTGTTGGCCGTCCTCCCGGGCCGTACCGAGGCGCAGGTCAAAGCCGAAGCCTGGAACGAGGGATTTGAGGCTGGGGCTACATGGTCCCCGAGTGGACCGTCTGGCGTGCCGCATGACCCGCCCGTCAACCCCTACGAGCGGGGTGAGCAGTAGTCATGACTCTATCTGCGCGCATCCAGCTCATGGACGGAGACAGGGTTCTTCGTACCGTGGACATCTCGGTTCTCAATCCCATGAAGGACACCGAGTTTGAGGTGAACTACGAAGATGAGGACGACTTGAGTTCCAGTTCCGTCTACACTCGAGCCCGAGGTATCGAGAACATCACCGTCACGTTCTACCCACTTATGAACAAAGATGGCTTGGTCGTAACCTACCGCGATGAGGTAAATCTCACCACTCAAAGGCTGGCCCTACCCCACCCCCCCATTCCGCCATCCTCTGGATCGCTGCCCCCCGCGCCGTGATCCCTGCCGGGGGGTTTGATCCGGACCGACGCCCCCCGGAATCCCTGCCAGCCGGACCCCCAAGTAGCACTCCGGGAACCTCGGCCCAGGTTGACACCAAATGGCCGCGCCAGTAACTTTCATCCCATACCTAGGGATGGGTATAGCCGCCTGAATGTAGGGGGGCAAAGAACAGCCGCTCGACCTGCGTAGGGGGCAGGCCGAGCGGCTGTTTTGCTGTGTTCAGTTAGTGCGGCTCTACTCTTCGTGCCAAGTGCAAAGTACATGCCACCAAGATCCATCTCGCTGCGAATCTCCCGTCTCGACCTTCACGACAGCGTTGTCGGGGACCTGGGCGAGCACATCACGCAGCGCCTTTGTAGTCAGTACGCCAGTGCCACGAGCCTCGGCCTGGTGTGTCACGGCTATTTTCATAAGTGTTCCCTAGTTAGTGCGGCCCTTGCACGGCCAGCCGGCTGCTCGTCCATGGATAGCGCAGTACTTCTCGCCGGTAATGTACCCGAAGCGAGGTTCACACTCCGGTTCCGGCTCGTCGTACTTCTTATAGGTACGTCTCGGAGGACAGAGCTTGCTGTTGTCCTCAACGTGCCCCCAAATTTCATAGGGCGGGCGAGTCAGCATGTGAACGGGCTTCCCGCACCCGTCGCAGACGTGAGTGTTCCCGTCGTGGTTCACGATAGCGAGGCTGCGTGCTCGCTCAGTCTCGTCCATCTCAATCTCCCTGTAGGAGTTCCGGATACATCTCTAGTAAAACCTCTACCGCGACCTGCGCGTCAGCACGGTAGTCAGTCTTAGTGCCCTCGGAAACGGTAAAGTCCCAGCGGTCCCTAAAGAACGCCTCCCTGTCGGGACTGTCGATGTCGGCCCGCTGTCTAACATAGAGCGCCCTGGCGATGTTCTCCTTGAGGAGGGCGAGCTTCGGGACCTCCTCCCCGTCGGCAGTCTCCATCCAGATGACGACACCATCGCTGTTACTCATGCGATGGCTCCTCCGCCAGGGCGCGGTCGATCGCCGCCGCAATGAGGGCGCCCGCCTTGACGAGGTCGCGCACCGGAGTAGTGGGCTTGAAGCTCGACTTGTCCCACGGCCAGATATGCCTTGCCATGGATTCGCCTTCTGCATTAAAAACATAGGCGAGAGCCGCAGAGGTAAGGTCGGCAACCGTATGGTTCAGGTCATGCTCGAGGGTGTAACCTTCCTGAAGCCTCTGGCGGTTGCGCTCTTCGACGATCAGCTCGAGTCCAGTCTGCTTTTCATTCACGGCAGTTTCACCACTTCGTCTACTAGTAGGGCAAGTGCGGCCTCGAGTGCCGCCTCGGTTGCGCTCATGTACGCGGCGCGGCCCTCGGGCGTAATCATCTCCCAGGTCCACTTGGCGAAGACGTGTCCGTTCGCTCTGTCACGCTCGAAGAATGCCTTGGCGCCAGCCTTGACGGCCTCCTCGGTGATCGTGACTGTAACGAGAGCCGGCTCGCTCATGCTCTCTTTCCTCTCCACTTATCAACCCACTCTGGGAGGTGGTCTGGGCAGTACGCTTTTCCGTTGCGCTGAAAGAACCAGCCTTCGGCTCTGATCTTACCCCAAGCGTGGTTCTTGATCTTAGCCTCGCATCCAGGGTGATCGCAGCGAACGTGCTGGTGGTCAGGTTCTTTCATTCGACCTTACCCCCGTGTCGGTAGCCACGCTCGCGGTTCTTGGCGAGCTTCCGTTCGACCTCGCGGCGAAGGTTGATCCCGTGACGCTCAGCGGTGTCGAGCACGCGAATGAAGACATCGGCCAGCTCTTCGTGAACGTTCTCCCAGTCACCGTGCCGGAAGCCTTCGTACATCTCTGAAACCTCGGAGTGGAGAAGCGCCACGTCGGCGCTGAACGGACGGTCCTTGTCGAACCAGCCGTTCATCTCGTTGATTTCGCGGATCTCCTGCTGGATCTCCTCCAAGCTCGCCTGGTCGCGAGTAGCGTTCCCCCTGAACTCGGGGGTGCTAATAGAGCCAATCTTAATAGACATAGACCTTATGCTCCTTTTTTGACTTCTTGGTGGGCGTCGATTACTTGCTGGATAAACTGATCGACGGCGATGGACTCGGGTGTCCGAGGAATGGACGGAGCCCCACGCCGTCGCCTGCGGAGATTCGCCTTGTCCTTCAGCGCCTTGCGGCACATCGGGCCATGGCATCCCGCAGAGTGTGTGGATTTACTGCCGTGCATCCGGCGCTCAAAGTTCGGGTCAGATAGTTCGGCAACAATAAGAGCAGACAGTTCGCTGAAGTCGTACATCACGCCTCCAATTCCGAGACGTTGTAGTACACTGCCGGTCTTCCGGCCTTGCCTGCCGGGGATGGGGTGGGCTTGAGCATTTCGAGCTGTTCCATGACCTTCAGTGTTCGCTGGAGGAGTATCGTGTCCTCTTCCTTGAAGCGCTTGTTTATCATCCCAACTGTGGGGCCATGGCCCGTCTTCTTTTGATACCGGAATGCGAACCCGAGAACGCGGTCGCGGAGGCGATTAACCTCTCCGCCAGCGAAGTTTTCACCAGTAGCACTATAGCACTCGAGAAGATAATCGAACATCGCCTCCATCTGCTTGACGGCGTCCTCTGTGACCATCGAGGTCTGCATGTTTGCGGCAAACAGGAGGATCAGCTTCTTGCAGAGAAGATCGAGCCGCGTCAGGACGTGAAGGCGTGCATCCTTCTTCTTGACAGGCTCGATCTTGTCATGAAAGAACCGCGTGAACCTACTTGCGGCATCCTGGTCCCACTGAAGTTCGCCGACAGTCTCGGACCACTTCTGAATGCGCTTGAGTGGTTCGACGGCAGGCGTTACGTCTACCCGGACGCCGCCGATCGCTGTACGAGTCTTCTCCTTGCCGACCGCGAAGAACCAGCGGTTAAGGAAACCACTGTTTGCGTCAGCGCTAGTGAGCAACTCGCGCAGCGATTCGGGCTGTGAAGTGGTGATACAAGATGCGAAAGCATTGTCAGCACTTTCTGTCCCGTGCGTGCGCGATGTCGTGGCGATCTTCTCATTTGCGTCGTAAAACTCCATCAGTGTTGGCGCGAGCACGCTTCCCATTCGGCTGGTACGTCCGACGAGGGATGACAGCTCGTTGAAGTCCACGACTCCGCGGACCATGGGCTTGACGGCAAGCATCTTTCCGGTTTTGTCTTCGATGCGCTTGTCGAAAGCCCAAATCAACGCCTCTGCCGACGCCGGCGCCTTGAGTCGAAGTGCGCCCTTGGATGCGTCATCTTTCGGATCGTAGGGCAGTGCCTGCTCAAGGAGGCTGTCGAGGTAGAACTGCGACTTGGACTTACCGGAACCGGTGCGGCCCAGGATGCAGACAAACAGGTTGCCGTAGACCGGACGAAAGTCGTGCAGCCGCGTGTCTCGACCGAGCGCCATTCCCAGTGCTACCATCCCGTTCCAGAAGTGATATTCTTCCGGTACGTCATCAATCGTGGTCTGGCGCATCCAGATATCGAGGAAGGTCTGAGGTGGAACGATTTCCCTCCAGTCCAGCTCGATCTGTGGAATCTCTTCAGTGTCGTCGTAGTTCTCGGTGATTGACGTGACGGTGGCCAGCGGCTCTTCGACCGGCTCGACAATCGGTGCAGACTCGGCGCGCGGAGGCTCTGGCGGTGCGGGCGGAACAGGAAGTAACTTTCCCGTCATCGTCTGGACGAAACTAACGCCCCGATCTTCGGCGATCTTCTTTCGGAGAATGTGAAAATTCTCGCCATCCTTGTAGCCAGGGACCGGCATACCGAAGTACCACGCGGCGATGTCATACTTGTCTCCGCCCTGGTCACAACCAGGGCAGTACCATGTTTCCTTGTCGAGGTTGATCCAGGCGCTGGGGTTCTTGTCGGGGTGAGACGGGTTCGGGCACGAGATCATAATGCCGTCGCGCTTCTTGCCGGGGTTTGGCGTCATCTTCCCACAGAAGCGCGCGTAGGCATCGAGGATGCTCAGGCTGTCGATAGCGTCGTCGATGACTCTATCTTGCTCGCTACGACCGAACTCGACCCGCGTCTCACTATCGACGTGCAGAAGCCCTTTTGGAGCTTCCGGCGCGCTGGGCGCGGAAGGGACACCAAGCCTCTCCCGCGCCCTCTGCAGCTTGTCTGCGAGTGAGATAACTTGGTCATTCACGCCAGGGGTTTCCGCTCTCCAGAACTGCTACGGGGTTCTTGTGGGGAGCGATCACGCTCATGGGCGCATTCATATCCACGAAGAATGTCGGGTCCTTAGACTTCAGATTCTTGCCGAGCGGCAGGCGAAGCAGGTTTCCGAGACCACCGTTTTCGAGGTGGGCCTGCTTCGGGAAGACCTCGATGGAAAGGTTGGGGAAACCTTCGATCGGATCGAGGTTGACGGCTCGGTAGAAGTTCTTCCCGCGCGCGGGCTCCCAGGCGCCAGTAGCCGCTAGTACGAGTTCCGCCGCTTCGCGTGCCTCATCTGCCGCGACCGGTCCCGTGAAGCCGTAGACGTGAAGGCCCTTGTTTCCCGAATACGCAACTGCGACCGGGAGTTCCAGTACGTCTGTGACCGTCTGCGCGAGCTTGCTCGCGGCCATGCGGAGCTGATACTTGAACCAGGGGCGGCCAGGGTGGGCGCGGTTCTTCCACGCATTACGGAGCGGTTCATCGTCCGTATCTGTCTTCGCGAGGGGGTGGACAACCATCGTTGGTTCGTCGTCCGCTAGGTCTCGATTCGACAGATCGGGGAACTCGCACCACGAGCCTTCTTTCTCAAGATCGATATCGAAGGCGAAGAATCGGCACTTCGATTCTTGATCTAACAGATAGTGACCGTATGAGACTTGCTTGTCGAGGTGGGCGTGAATGTCGGACATTCGCCACGGTGAGTAGACCGGGTGGTAGGCTCCGCTCGGCTCCTGCTGGGCTTTCAGATCGCGCCGCTGGATGAACCGCTTTGCAAGCAAGACGGCAATGTCATTATGCAAGTTGACCCCCAAGGTCGAAAAACCGCTTAGGATTTCTTTTAACTCGGTGAGTCGGAAGCCCGGTTCACCGCCGCGCCCCCGACCCTATCACCGGGGGGGGTACGCGGCCACCACGCCGCGCCGTTTTCGGTTGCGCTACTGCGGGGTATGCCGGTACGCTCAGCGAGCCGTTGACCTCCAACTCGGCATCCGGATGCAGCCGCCGCGCATCACGGAGGAAGCGCCCTGCGGACCCCAAGCCGTAGGGCGCTTTCTTCTGTGTGCTACCGTCGGACGCAATATAGTACCCACCCGGAGGCCCCAAGATGACTGAGGTGTTCTTTCGCAACCCATCAGGCACGCCGCAGGAAATGATTGCGCGAGGCGTCTACAATGCGTCTTGGGATGAGTCGCCACTAGATCGGCGCAACATCGACGTCGTGAGTTACATGAAGGTCAACTTCATTGGCGTGGACTGGCGGGCACTCGTTATCGGCCCATCGAAGGGTGCGATGCTCTACACCCCCAAGTCGAAGTACGCCGACGAGCCCGCGGAGACGTATCCCGTCTGGAATCGGTACCACTACGATCTCGATGACCTGAAGTTGATGGTGCAGTACCCCTGGCACAAGTACCGGAAGCTCTACGACGTAGAAGAGCTGCCTTACCGCTACCAGCCGCCACTCGGCGTCGAGCAAGATCACATCGTCGTGATTAACGATCCGCCAAACCTCGGCACCGCCGAGGGCCAGAACTACTACATCCAGCTCCGCGAAGTACTGAAGACCAAGGCGCCCGACTGCAAGGTCTTCATTCACGGCACCCGGAGTTTCCGCCTCCTGTTCGGTGACGAGGTCTTTTGGGCTGGCAGCGTAGATGTAGGTGAACTGGCCAACCGAAAGTCGGTAGTCATTCCTACTGGCACTGTTATCTCAAAAGACGACCTCGACCGCGAGACTCATCAGATGTGGGTGAACGCGCTGGGGTACAGCCTGCCGAAGCTGATGAGCGACTGGCGCACCCGGCTGGAGTTCTCCATGGACGCAACTCTGTGGGCGCAGTCAAATTACCGCAGTACGATCGATTTTGCTGTGCGCGTTAAGCGTGGCGAAGAGCGCCCGGACATTGACACTCCCGGGCGGTTGTATGACAATGTGCCGACAGTCAAGCGTCGCACAATCTCAAGAAGTAAGTTCCTTGCGGGTGATGGGATCATCTGCAACGGGTGCTCGTTGGTTGCTAGCTGCAAGTATGCTCGGGAAGGGGCGGTGTGTGCGATGCCAAGCAGGGAAATGAGCGAGCTGGCCAAGAGTTTCGGAACGCGGGACTCGAGCGTCATCATCGACAGTCTTGGAAAGCTTCTTGGCATCCAGACGCAGCGTCTCGAGAAGGCAATCGAAGCCGAAGAGAAGGGTGATGACCTCGACCCCGAGGTCAGCAAGCAGCTCAACTCGGTTTTCGCCAACGGCACCAAGCTCGCTCAACTCATCGATCCGAAACTCAAGGGCAATGGCACGACGGTTAACGTTCTGAACGCTGGTCAAGTTAACGCGGCAGTTCCCCTCCAGGGGAATCCGCAGGCGTTTATCGCTAATGCAGTTCGTGAACTCGAGGCGCGAGGGTTCGCGCGCGAGGACATCACTACTGAGATGATCCAGGGGCTCCTCACCGGCATGGCCGACAGGGGCATTGCGGAGAGGGTGATCGAACATGAGGCGAGGGAGATTACAGACGGGCGCTAAGGACCCACGGATTTCTCCATGGTGTCTTTTGTGGGCTATTTTCTGGCTCATATTCGTTGCCATACTGGCCATGTTAGTGAGTGAGTTACTGCGATGAGACTATTGTGCCTTCTTGGCCTGCACCTTTGGCCGATCTACGTTACCGCTTACTCCCAGGCCCCGGCGCCCATCCGGTGCGAGCGCTGTGGGGTAAAGCGATGACAATGGAGATTCGTGAGCCCGGCGAAGAGGATCTCGGGAACACCAACACCGGAGTCGAGTGAGTCATGAAGCCAACCGAGATGGAAGCCCTGAGTCGGGAGCTCGAGTTCCTCAAGCAGAACCCCCACTTCGACCAGCGTCCGGCGACCATCATTGAGTTTCTCGGACCTGAGTACCTGAACATCGCCGACAAGGTGCGTCCGGGTGTGCGGCGGATTCTAGTCGAGATCTTCGGCAGTGAACCCAGCGGGCGACAGATCTCCCGCAAGCGTCGCGCCATGTTCACGGGCGCAATCGGCATCGGAAAGACGACGTTTGCCTCCATTGCGATCCCTTACATGGTGCATTGGGTGGAGTGCCTCAAGGACCCCCAGGCATACTTCAACCTTCTGCCCGGTTCACGTATCGCCTTCATGCTGATGTCCACTTCGGACAGTCAGGCCAAGGAGGTTCTGTTCGGTGATATCAAGGCGCGTATCAACATCTCTCCTTGGTTCAAGGCCCATTGTCAGTCTGACCCCAACTTCAAAAATCAGATTCGCTTCCCGAAGGACATTTGGGTCCTTCCTGGCAACTCAGCAGAGACCACATTCGAGGGTTATAACATTCTCGGTGGCATCCTCGATGAGGGCGACTCCCACAAGGTCACAGATCGCAAGGATTTTGCCGAGGCGGGCTATGACACTATCCATGCTCGAATCTCTTCGCGGTTCATCGACGAGGAGACGGGTGACCATCGCGGGCTTCTGATTGCCATTGGGCAGATGAAAAAGTCCTCTGGCTTCATGGCGCGGAAGGCAAAAGAACTCGAAAAGGACCCGGGTGCTGTCGTCGGAAAGATGACGATCTGGGAGTCTCTGGGCTGGGATAAGTTCCTCGACGCTGGTGGCGAGCGCAGGTCGTTCTTTTATGACACCAAGCGCAAGAAGATCATTCCCAAGGGAGTGATGAAGCTCGTTGACAACAGCAACCTCATTGAGGTGCCGACGGCTTACCTGACGGACTTCGAGAATAAGCCAGAAAAGGCGCTGCGCGACCTTGCTGGCATCCCGCCCGCCTCGGAGGACACGTTCATTTCCCTGACCGATAGAATTGACGAGTGTGTCGAGCGCTGGGAGGAGAGGTACCCCGACCTGGGCTCGCCGGTTGGAACGCACCCCGCACACCCCGAATTCGCCCAGTGGCTGATCGGCCACGATTCACTTCGACGCGCGCTCCATATCGACATGGCGGTTAGTGCAGAGGGAGACGCACTCGGGCTTGCGATGGGTCACGTTCGGGAACTTGTAGAGGTTGAGGATGAACTCAAGCCCTACATTGTCTTCGATTTCCTGCTTCGTATCAAGGCTTCGCCCGGTACGGAAATCATCATCGGCGACGTTCGAAGGATGATCTATGAACTTAAGGATGACCGGAAGTTCCGAATCAAGAAAGTCACGATGGACGGCTTCCAGTCTACAGATACACGTCAGCAACTCAACAAGCGGCGGATTGCTTCTGAATACCTCTCCGTGGACAAGCAACTCCTGCCATATCACGATCTTCGAGAGGCTATTTACGAGCGTCGGCTGGAGTTTCCACCTTACATGACCTACCTCAACCTCGGCGACGCTGAGACGGTGGAGATTGCGAAGAAGGAACTCTACGAACTGTCCGAAGCGGGTAACAAGGTCGATCACCCCGCAGGTGGGTCGAAAGATGTTGCCGACGCAATGGCTGGGGTCGTCTACACTTTGATGGGGGACCGGTCGTACCGTAGGGTGGGGGCAAGGTCGGCGCCTTCCGGCCAGGAGAGCAACGGCATGATTCCGCAGCAGCCAAATCTCGGTTATGGAGGCCTTCTCGCTGGTCTTGGTGGCATGAGCGCCCCGATTCCTCCGAGCACGTCTTCTATCCCCGGCATGGGTGGCATGTGGCGTTAAGCCAATAGGGAGAAAAAGATGACCGGACTGCTTGGTCCCAACGGTAAGCCCATTTCAAGTGGTGCATCCTTTGTAAAGAAGGCTCCTTCGCCGGTGCTCGGTGAAGCTTTCGGCCAGTGGACCGGTCGAGACACGCAGCTCATGCACCTCCCGGGCGGTGGGATCGTTCAGTTCGATCTGTCGCGCCTGACGCTTGCTGACTACCGTGTGATGAAGTACCACTATCAGGTCAACAGCGCACTCTCCCTCCTTAACTTCATGATGCACCAGATGGACTGGACTATCGAGGCGGACGACAGGAAGGTGCGGGACCATGTTCACGAGAACATGGAGCGCATCTGGAGTCGGCTTGTTCGTGCGCTCGGGCAGGCGTTTTGGGCTGGGTTCTCGCCTAACGTCCTGCAGTGGGAGAACGAGGGTCGTCGCACCTGGGTTACGAAGATCAAGGATCTCGTGCCCGAGGACTCGCGCGTCAACTGGAAGGAAGTTGACGGTGCGATCCCACCCGGCTACCCCAACGCGGTACCTCCGAAGCTGAAGATCTATGACGGGATTAAGCAGAACGGCGTCTCGTACCCGATCCCCCAGCAGAACACGCTTTGGTACCCGCTCCTCATGGACAACGGAGATTACTACGGCTCCAAGCTACTGAAGGCCGCTTTCCAGCCATGGTTCTTCTCGCAGCTCATTCACCTGTACAGCAACAGGTACTTCGAGCGCTTTGGTGAGCCGCTTCCCATCGGTCGTGCGCCCTTCGAGGACTCTATCGCGCTGCCGGACGGCACTAGCGTTCCGTCCAACCAGTACATCGCCCAGCAGATCCAGAACATTCGCTCTCGGGCGGTCGCGGTTCTGCCGTCCGATCGCTCTACGAGCGACGGCACCGGCAAGCCTGAATACGACTACGACATCGAGTACCTCGAGTCGCAGATGCGCGGCGCGGACTTCGAGCGCTACATGACGCGCCTCGACGAGGAGATCTCGCTGGCGCTGTTCACCCCGCTCCTTCTTGTTCGTACTGGCGACGTCGGTTCCTACAGCCTCGGTTCTACTCATACGCAGATGTACCAGATGCAGCTGAACGCTCTCGCCGGCGACCGTGCCGAGTATATCAACAAGTACTTGATTGCCCCGATGGTTAGGTTCAACTTCCCGAGGTACACGGGGAGGGTCAGGCTTAACTTCCGCAAGGTAGGGGTAGTCCAGGCCGAGACTCTTCGGGCGATTCTCGCGGCCTTGACTGCACAGGGCGCGGTCAAGTACGACATTGAGGAGATCGGACAGGCGGCCGGTCTGTCGCTCGAAGAGATCAAGGTTGTGACCAAGCCCGAAGGGGACAACACGGGCGACGACGGAGACGACCGAGAAGCTCGGGTCCGTGACGACAAGAAGGTCAAGACGGATCGAGTCGAAGACAAGGTGACTGCCCGCATTTCCGGTCAGGCTACGAAGGCGTACCAGGCTGGAAAGTGGGACGAGTGGCGTCCGGACATCGGCTTCTCTTCGAAGCTGTCCGGCGAACAGTCCGCGATTCTCAAGGGATGGAGTGATGACGTATTAGATGCGCATATCTTCGAAGGTCCCGACGAGTTCGTAGCGGCCTTCAATAAGGTCGTCGAGGCTGTGGTCTCGGGTGGATAAGCACGGCGAACTCCGCTGCTTCTGTTCCCGAAGACCCCTACTCGCTACCTACGGCAAGGACAAGGGGGGTCAGCTCTATGTCCACGTCAGAGTGTACAAGCAGCACCGCATCTATGGGGAGGTGATCGTATCTGCGCAGGCAAGAGTTCGTCTTCGCTGCCGAGAATGCCTGCGCTGGCAGCAGGTCACCATCGTTCAGCCCGGTGTGCCTAGGCTGGTCGAGATCGAAAGTCCCGACGGAGACGACGGTGACCATCCCCCCGTAGTGCAGTAGCATTGCGTTCGGGTAAATATTCAAGGTAAGGTGGAAACACTATGAGCACCTCGACGCTAACCCCGGAAGCGCGGCGCAACGTCGCGCTCTTCTCTGCGGGCGACCTTGCCACCAAGGCGCCGAAGATGTTCCGGAAGAAGAACGATGCTGGCAAAGAGGTGCTCATCATCGAGGGCCTCCCGGTTTTCCGGTCCGGCACCTTCCGGGATTCGATGGGCTTCCAGCACACCTGGGAGTCGATCCACATGGATCAGATGGTCGCCAACTTCGAGATGCTGGTCAATCGCTCCATCTTCTCGGATGTTCCCGTCCGGTCAGGCCACCCCGGCTGGCTCGTGTCGGGCACGGAAGGTACCGGCAAGGTCGTCGGCTACCACACAGCTCTCCGCAAGGAGGAGCGCACGAGCAAGCATGACAACAAGGAGTACACCTACGTTCTCGCGGACGTAGAGGTTCTCGATCCTGCAGCCATGGAGGCAATCGAGGGCGGCCTTTGGCGCAACCGATCTGCCGAGATTGGCTCTTACGTCACAAACGACGAGGCCGAGTTTTGGCCGGTTTACATGGGGGTGGCATACGTTGACATTCCCGCAGTCGAGGGGTTGAATGGCTTCTCGAAGCATCAAAACTTCAGCGTGATGATGGAAAAGGAGACCACAGTGCCTGGAAGCCAGGAGGAGTCGCAGCAGCAGGCTCCGATCGTTCCGCCGACGCCGCCCGCTCCTCCGGCCCCGCCTGCTGCCCCCGCCGCAAACGCAGAGCACAGCGCCCCTTCGGCGCCCAGCTTCCGTTTCCGGATCGGCGGCACTGAGACGGTGGACTTCGGCGCGGTGCAGTCCTACATCGACGGCCTCGAGAATCGCAACACCGCGCTCGAGGAGTTCCAGAAGGAGACGGTCAAGTCCAACCGGGCTTCGTTCGTCTCCGACCTCGTGAAGTCCAACCGGATTCTCGCGGCACAGGAGGAGGCTACCGTCGCCTTCGCGCAGGGCCTGTCGCCCGAGCAGTTCGAGGCCTGGAAGGCCACCCAGGAGGGTGCCCCGGCCAACCCGCTCTTCGGTCAGTTCGGCCAGCAGCCGCAGGGTGGCGAGGCGCCTACTCCCCAGCAGGAGAAGGCGAAGAGCCAGGTCGAGCTGGACAAGGAGATCGTCGCCATGCACAAGCGCGCCGGTCAGTCTCCCGAGAACATCAAGAAGACCGCCTCCTACGGTCGCCTGCTCGCCGCCGACCCGTCCTTCAAGCTGTAAGGAGAAAGCACAATGGCATCGTTCGAGAAGGGCGGGTCCACCGCGACCACCCCGTTCGGGAAGAACGAGTTCCTTCGTTCGACCCGGGACGTGAAGTACGAGTCTTACACGCTCGCCGCCGCGTCCGTCGCCGTCGAGGTCATCGACGGTACCGACCAGAAGATCCTCCAGTCGGGCGAGGTTCTCGCGCTGATCACCTCCGGCGACGACATCGGCAAGGTCGGCCCGTTCCAGGCGGGCGCTCTCGACGGTCGCCAGACGGCTGCCAACATCGTCGGGATCAACGGCACCTTCCTGCCCTGGCAGCTTCTGCACCGAGACGTCGAGGTCGGCGTCGCGGTCGAGGCGCGAGTGGTTCAGGCGTGGTGCACTGAGCGGGACGCCACAGGCGCTCGCATCGCACTGTCCAACGCGACTGCTGACGCCCTCGTGGCGAAGAAGCAGCTCTCCATCCTGTTCAGCTAAGGAGCATCAGGTGTCTGTTTCCACCTTCGGGATGGCCGGGGCTGCGAGTAACTACGCCGCCACGGACCTGCCCCAGGACCGCCTCGTTCGCAAGGAGGTCGCCCTCGGCGTCATCCGCGAGATCGAGCCTCCCCAGGATCACATCGGCCTGAGCCTCATCGCTCCGTGGAAGGAGGTCGCGTCTGATGACGTGATCTTCGACTACGCGAAGGGCCTCACTGACGGTCTGGCCCCGGCGCGCGCCGAGGACGCCGAGTCCGAGCTGGCCCGCAAGGACGACTACGTCCTCGGGCAGGGTCGCGCCTCGATCATCGACTGGGCCCTCAAGGATCACTACACCGCGTCCGACGTGACTCGTTACCGCGAGCTGCAGCGGATCGCCGAGCTGACTCAGAACGGCGGGTCCTTCCCGCTCACGATCAACTCGATGACCGAGGACTTCGCCTCCAAGGTCGCGCGAGACGACGCTCGTCGTCAGCGGAAGCTCTACAACCGGCTCGAGTGGCTGATCATGACCGGCCTCCACGCCGGAGTCATCACCTACAACGACGGACGCATCAAGTTCACGGTGGACTACGGTCGTCCCGCCGGTCAGCACGCTCAGGCGCCCGCTTCGGGTACCTACGCGAGCACGACTCACGACCCGATCAACGACATCGTTCAGCTGCAGGAGTCGCACTACGAGTCCACCGGTGTCGTTCTCAAGCGAGCGATCGCGTCGCGCAAGTTCCTGAACTCTCTGATCCGCTCGGAGAAGTTCAACACTCGCGCCGGGTTCGTCTCCGATGGCACGGGTGGCATCACCAGCGCCGACCCGCGCTACCTGATCGACGGCTGGGGTCCGCAGGTGGCGATCGACCTCATCCAGCGACAGACCGGTCTTCAGTTCGTCGAGTACGACTCGGTGTACCGGACTCGCGCGCTCGGCTCGACCACGGTCGTTCAGACGCGCTTCACGCCGCAGAACCGGGTCATCTTCCTGCCGGACGAGAACGACCTGCAGGAGTTCGACGACACCGAGATCGGCTTCGCCAAGACGCTGACCTCCCCCCACCCCGAGGGCAACTGGTCGGCGGGCTTCTACGAGTGGGAGCAGGGGACTCGTGATCCCTGGGGTACCGACCGCGGTACTGGCGTCAAGGCCTTCCCGGTTTTCCTCCACATGGACAAGACCGTCACCTGGGACGTGACGCTCTAGTTCCAACGCAGTATCGAGACGGCACGGCAGGGAGAAGACAGGAGACTCTCCCTGCCGTGCCCTACCGCTAAGGAGTAAAGCGTCATGGCAGAAGAGAAGAAGGCTCGTTACGTCGAGCCCACCGAGCGCGCGTTCAACCGAGCGCGCGCCGAGGCCGAGGAGGAGAAGCGCCCCGAGGGTGCGCTCGACCGCCTCGGTACGGTGAACCCGGACCGATCCCCGCTCGACACCGAGGACTACAAGGGTACCCACCCTGACTACCAGACGCGCCTCGAGGTCGAGCGCGTCAAGGGTGACGAGCAGGACTCGAACGCCCCGACGGATGGCGAGAAGCTCGGTGAGCCCGCTACTCCCTCGGAGCCCACCGACAAGGAGACCGGCGTCGGCGTCAAGTCCACCCCGGAGGACGGCGACGACGAGAAGAAGAAGGCTGCTGGCGACAGCACCGAGAAGCCGGACGCCCCCAAGGCCCCGGCCAAGAAGTAACAGGAGATCGGCGTGGCGTACTGCGATGAAACCGACCTGCTCGTCGGCAACATTCCCACGCCTGCGTATATCGACAAGACGAAGTTCGTCAACGACGCAGCCGACGAGATGGATTCCTATCTCGGACTGAGGTACGTCACGCCGATCATCCTGAACGAAGCAGATCCGGAGATGCGTCCCTCCTATCTGTTGCTCAAGCGAGTGAACGCACACCTCGCTACTGGACGCCTTATTCTCGCTGCTGCGGCAGGTAGCGAAGATGACAACCTCCACGCCTACGGTCAGAGCATGGTCAACGAGTCCCTGAAGACTCTGGCGTACCTGGCCGACCTAGGTAACCCAGCCATTACTGGTGCCACCACCCTTGAGGGGGTGGGAGAGCACGAGGTTGGATTCTTGGTCAAGAACGCCGACACCGGCTCGTTCGTGGACGCTTTCTATGAGGTCACAAACCCGACTTACGTCATCGAGCCGCGCCCCAGGTACTGGGTCTAGTCATGGCGAGAATCGTTAAGACTGGTGGCGCAGGGTCGCGGGGTGGTAGTTCTCGCACCGGCGATCGAGCGTTCCTCGATGTGGAGATGATCGGGGACGCTTCTGCGGTCTATTACATGCTTCGAGGGTTAGAGGCTTCGCTTGGCGTGTCTGGCATGAATATGTTCTTTGTTGGCACACTTACGCCCTACTTGCGTCAGCGAGCAGAGCGTAGGTTTGCTGGTGAAGGCGATGATGTCGTGGGGCGGTGGGCGCCACTCAAGCCTGCCACACTATCGATCCGTCAGTCGGGTATTGATAGTGGAGATTTCTTTGGGATCTCCGCTGCGCACCCGATTAACGTTCGTACCCACGATCTCGAGGATTACATCGTCGGAGGCCGCGGAGATATCTTCCACACGGGCGCTTCGTCGGGCGTAGTCTACCCCCAGGTCCGAACGCCAAAGAGGATGAAGAAAAAGCTCGAGACGGCCCAGGGTGGCAGGCTGAAGCCCAAGACCGTTGCGCGACCTGTCCTCGGAGTCAATGCTGCAGACCTGTTCTTCACCGTTTCCGCTCTTGCGATTCACATTGCAACGGTTACGGCTGGACGGACTAGGCTGCGGCCATGATTACTCCAGACCTTACATCTTTTCCGGTCAACATCATCAATGCCCTTGCGGTCGAGATGAACAAGATCGATGACGACCTGGAGGTTCTCAAGCGACCGCTGCGTACAGGTGACCCGATTCAGTGTATCGGCATCACTGCAGCACTCTGGACCCCGGACGAAGAGAGCTATGAGTTTGACGGCGGCTTTCCCGGTGCTCCAACAGTCAATACCTACACCATAGCAATACAGGTGTTCAATCAAGATATGGACCAAGAGCGGGGTCTGGCGACAAACTCCACCCTGGCAAATCTAGTGCGACGTCGGCTTTCCTCCAACATGGATGTGCGGGTAGCATTGACGCTGCTGGAGAATACGACAAACGGAGTAACGGAGAGATATAAGCGCTCCGGAGTTCCTACGCAGCGCTTCCTGACCAACGAGATCGAAGGAAGCTTTTTGTTCATGTCGAATCTTGAGTTTTTCGTAGAGACGGAGATTCAGTAATGGCTACTTCCGACAAGGATCTCGAGGCGCGCCGCAAGGAGATCGACAAGCAGCAGAAGGAACTCGCGAAGCTTCGTGCGGACCGAGAGAAGTTCGAGGCGGAGCGAGCCAACGACGTGCGCGTCGAGGCTCTGAACGCCGAAGAGCAGCGGCTGGCGACCGAACTCGAGTTCGAGCGTCGCCTCGCCGAGGCCCGCAAGTCCAACGCAAAGAGGTCGGCGGGGGTCACGGCTGACGTGACCGTCGAGCCCGACAAGACCGGAGAGGTGAAGTAACATGGGTTACAGCTCCCAGGCTGGGCAGGTCATGGTGGCGACCCAGACTGCCAAGGGTACTGCAGTCGCCGATATGTCCGCCTCCGGCCTCGCAATCAAGCTCCGGTCGGGCTCGCTTGCTCCGAACCGCGAGCTTCTTATCCCGGACCCCGAGATCGGTGGCGGGCGAGACACGGTCGATGCGTACCTCGGTACAGTTTCGTTCTCCGGTGACTACGACTTCTACGCCCGACTCGAGTCGTTCGCTACCCTCCTGAAGGGTGCGCTCGGGTCGGCGTCGAGTGCGCCGGATGCGACCAACACCGGCGCTCACGACCACACCATCACGCCTTCTGACGCGAACGCTCTTCCGTTCCTGAGTGTTCAGGAGCGGATCGGCGCCGGTCTCGAGGTCTTCGACTACACCGACGCTGTGGTCAACACCCTCCACCTGGAGGCGGAGGCGAACGGTTACCTCACCGGTACCGCTGGCCTGATCGCGGTTCGTCAGAATGCTGGTGGCGTGGCGGTTGCCGACCCCGAGTGGGACAACTCGCCGATGATTGTGGGTACCAACATCACGCTCACGTATGCTGGTGCGTCTCTCCCGGCGAAGTCGTTCAGCCTCGACATCAACAACAACTTCGAGGACGACGACTTCCGGCTCGGCTCGTTCTACCTCGGCGACCTGACGCCTCAGAACCGTGAGGTCACGGCCTCGGTCACGCTGCGTCACGACGCGGCTGCCATGTTCCGTCAGGCGACCTACGGAACGACTGCTGCGACGGCGCCTGGTGGTTTGACCACCAAGGAGCCGCTCGTCATCACCTGCACGACCTATGAGAACATTGCCGCCACGGCGGTCAAGTCCTCGCTCACGATCACCCTCCCCGAGGTCATCCTCGCCCCCTTCGCTTTCGAGCCGAGCGGGGCCGACGCCCTCGAAAACGACATCGAGATGCGGGCAGTGCGCCCGAACCCGGCTGTCGGGATCATGGAGGCAGTCATCAAGAACGGTCGCGCAACGATCGCCTAGTCATCCCGCACATGCTAGGCTCCGTGGCGGTGGTCCTGTTTCAGGGTCACCGCCACACCTCTTAGAGAATCATCAATGAAGCCACAGGAGGGCTTAAGATGAGCCAGACTACCCCCGAGTTCGACCAGTCTGCCGCGCAGGCGGCTGGTGTCGCTACCGAGGTCCCCGTCTTCGCTGACTACTGGGGCTTCGACGAGACGGAGAACTGGTACTTCCCCGACAAGCAGCAGTACCTCGTCATCAAGAAGATGAACGAGGGTGCTCGCGCCAAGTACCAGAAGAACATCCGGAACGACGTCACGATCCAGCGCCAGTCGGGCGACGCCCGCCTCCGGACGGACCCCGTGGCCGAGCGCCACGCTCTGTTCGATGCCTGCATCGTGGACTGGATGGTCTACAAGAACGGTCAGCCGCTCCCCTTCTCGCCGCGCAACTGGCAGCAGCTTCGTGACGCCCTCAACCCCAAGCTGATCGAGGACATCGAGAAGGCCTGCCGCAAGGCGAACCCGTGGCTCCTGCAGGATATGTCCCTCGAGGACATCGACCGTGAGATCGAGTCGCTGCAGGAGATGCGCGAGCTGAAGGTGAAGGAAGACGCGGGGGAATAGAGTTCCTCCGACAGGTTGACGAACTCGTAAAGGGTAACCCTATCGAGAACCCGCACACCGCGATCACAATGTTCATACTCTGTCAGAAGATGGAGTGGAATCACTTGCCGGTCACGGGTGGGGTGTACGAACAGGACCCAGAGCTTCTTCGCCGTTGGGGGATCATCTTCCACGAACTCGACAAGAAGGAAGAGGCCGAGCGCAAAAAGCAGGATGCGCAGCGGAAGCGAGTAAGCGGAGCCTCGAGATCGCGTCGATAGAATACGGGTGTACGCAGGTTTGCCAAATGCCTGCGACACCCGTATTCTGCGCTTTAGTGTCGGGCACACCGGAGGCCCTTAAGGGACGAGATCAAGTCCAGGGGTAGGGGTCTCCTTGAACGCACTTATGAACATCACCGTTCGGGTGCAGAGTGCTCGAGCGCAGCGGGAGATTGACTATCTCCGCGCGCGCATTCGCGAGCTTGAGGCTCAGATCGGTCGCACAAACGCTGCCGCGTCAATGATGACGATTGGCGGAGTTGGCGGTCTTGCAAGGTGGGGATCTCAGGTCCAGTGGGCCGGTCGTCAGTTGTTCCACAACTTCACCGTCCCCATCGGTATAGCAGCGGTGGCCTCGGCACGCTTCGCGCTTGAAAACGAGCGCGCCATGATCCGTGTCCAGAAGGTCTATGGAGATTCATCTCTTTCTGCACAGCAGCTCGACAAGGATATGAAGGCGCTCAACGAGACCGCCGACTACATGAGCGTTCGGTTTGGCGTCGCTCGTGAGGTTGTTCTTCAGATCGCTGGAGACTGGGCGGCGGCTGGCGCTACTGGCGAGGCTCTTGGCCGGGCGATGGACGTAACACTCTCCGCCATGGTCCTTGGCGAGATGGAGGCACAGGAGGCCACCGAAGCGCTGATCGCAACGCAGGCTCAGTATGGCACGAACATCGAGGGCCTCACTGACATTCTCTACAAGCTGAACATCACGGAGAACGAGACTGGTATTACCCTGAATGGGCTTATTCAGGGCTTCCAGCGTGCAGCCGGTGTGGCCCGAACTTCTGGCGTTGACGTTAACCACCTCGCCGCCATGCTTGCCTCCCTTACCCCTGCAGCCGGCTCGGCCACCCAGGCTGGTAATGGTCTCCGTACGATCATCTCGCGCATCATGGCTCCGACTGCAGCAGCAGAGCGGCAGTTCGAAGAGCTTGGCGTGGACATCGACAGTGCCGCTTGGGCGTCACAGAACGCAACGCAGCGTATCGAGACACTCGCTGCAGCTGTCTCTACGCTTGACGGCGCTACGCCTGGCTTCAAGTCGTCCCGCGTTACGCAGATCCTTTCGGACATCGGTTCCCGCTGGCAGGTTAACCGACTCGACGTTCTGTTCCGCGACGTAGCCGCGTCGATGAACGAGGGCTCGGAGGCAGCAGGCTTCTACGGTAGGACGCTCCGGTCACTGACTGACGAGCAGTATGTCTACAAGAAGTCCATGCAGGAGCTTAACACGGTTCTTGACTCGAACCCCAAGGCCGTAGACCGCGCTGGCGTTGTCATCAAGAACTCGATGATTAAGGTCATTGCGAGCCTTATGCCGCAGATCCTGTGGCTGGTTAACAGCATTGCGACGCTGACGCAAAAGTTCGCAAACATGAACCCGGCTGTACAGAAGCTGATCCTGTCCTTCCTCTTGTTCCTGGCGATTCTCGGTCCGCCCCTCATGGTGCTCGGTTCGCTCGCGGTTGCCGTCGGGCGTGTGGCGCAGATGATGACCTTCCTCAAGGCTGGCGTCACGAAGATCTTCCATCCTCTCGCGGCTCTTCGTGGACTTCTCGGACGCGGCAAGAACCTGACTGGCCCGAACACTCCGACCGGCGCTATGCGGACCCTTGCTGCGACCTCAACAACTACTGCCAGCACCGTTAATGCTGCTATGCAGACGGTCAACACGAGCATGGCTTCGACGGCAACTGTAAGCTCTGCTGCAACAGCAAACAGTGCTTCGTCGTGGAGTCGGTTTGCCGGCTGGATGGGAACGACCGCTGCTCGCGTTGGTGGCTTCTTTGCGAGTATGGACTACTCCGCACGTAACTTCACCATAAATTCACAGTTTGCAGCATCTACTAGCGCCTCGGCGGCAGCTGGAATGGCTTCCGGCTGGTGGGGTGCGGCCACAACGACTTCCGGCGCGGCTACCGCGATGTCCTCTGCAATTTCTACCGCAGTGGCTACCATGACGGGGTCCGCTCTGGCGGCAGGTAGGGCAATCCCAGCGGCGTTCGGTACCGCCATGGCGGAAACAACGTCCTACGTTCGCTATGCCGGTACCTACATGGCATCTCAGTTTGGCGCTGCCATGGGCACGGCTGTTGCCATGGCTTACGCCATCGGAATTCGAGTTGGTCATGCGTTTGTCGCGGGTCTGAACTTTACCTGGGCAGAGCTGTGGCGCGCAATCATGGCTTACTTTGGTGTGTTCACTGCTCAGATTACAGCAGGCGCCTCTGTTGCCGCTCGTGCGGCCTGGGGGGTTGGCGTTCGAGTTGGTCACAATGTTGTAGCGGGCCTTTGGTTTAGCTGGGCAGAGTTGTGGGCTGCGATAATGGCCTACTTCGGAGTGTTCACCGCTCAGATCACAGCTGCCGGTACGGGCGCAGCGGTAGCGGCGTTCCGTGCAGGAGCAACAGCCGGTGGCGCTTATGCGGCTGGCTGGGTCACTATGGTTCCAGTTGCAATCACTGCGGGCGCAACCGTCGGGCGAGCCGCTGGATCTTCGCTCGCTATCGGAACTGGTGCTGGTTTCGTTGCGGCTAGTCGGGGCATCTGGGCGCGCATCTGGGCATTCATCAAGGCTGGCTTTGTTGCTCTGTTTGGCGCAAAGGGAATCGGGAGCATCTTCAAGAAGGGCGCATTTGCGGGCATTACCTCAATGCTCTTGACTGTCGGCAAGTTTATTTTCAGCCTGTTCACGCGCCCATGGGTGCTCGGCATTAGCGCAGTGCTCCTGCTGCTTGGCTTCTTCCGCGATCAGATTAGCCAGTTGTTTGAGAACATTGGCGAAGCTTTCCAGGATATGCCTGCAGGGTTCCACGTCATCGCCAAGGCGGCAGTAAATATTTGGGTCAACGCAATTACTGCTCTCCGCGATGCCTTCTATAAGCTACCCGAGGGCGTCCAGGATTCGCTCGAGCGCGTAGCGGACCTTGTTTACCGAGCCGCAATGAAGGTCTACGAGTTCTTCAGTTACATGAACCCGTTTGCTCGACACTCGCCTTCGCTCGTAGAGAATGTCACCGCAGGTATGCGTGCAGTTGGGGATCAGTTCGGTCTCGCCTCCGCTCGCATTCGCGGTTATCTCCTGTCTTCGTACGAGGCGATTAATAGGTTCGGTCGTGCTACCGCTGGCCTCATGGTCACCCAGCGAGACATTCAGCGCGCCGAGGACCGCGCATTGCTCGGGAAGCACGCCGGGACTGGCGCTGTGGCAGCGTATGACGAGATGCAGCGCGTGCTCGAGGGTCTCGAGACTCAGTATGACGCGGTCGGCGCGGCCATTGAGCGTCAAGAGGCTACCGTCGATCTGGCGAAGCGCACCCTCGATGGATACAAGGCTAGCGCCGAGGCTGCGGAAAGTGTTCTTACGAGCCTGAAGGATCGTGCGACCGAACTGGCGCAGGCGATTTCTGAGGGCAATGAGAAGATCGATACTCTTAGCCGCGCTCCGATTGTCGGAATGCGCGCAATGGAGGGTGCGATCTTCGACAACGAGATGGCACAGAAGCGCCTGAACCTCGAGATCCTCAAGATGGGTAAGGGTGCAAACACCGAAGACCTTGCCGCTCGCGTGGCTGCGCTGCGTGGTGAGATCGAGGTTCTTCGTGGCATCCAGAACGACCTGCGCGCAGGCGGTGCGGACTACACCATTCTGCGAGTTTACGACCAGCAGATCAAGGAACTCGAAGCCCAGCAGCGCACAATCGAGGCATCGACCGATCCGATTTCCGCCCTCGAAAAGCAGCTCGAAGAGTTGCAGCGTCAGGGCGAGATTATGGACCTGGAGTACGCACTCAAGTTCGACCCGTTGCGCCGCGAAATCGAAGACCTCATCGACACCACCGAGGAACTGACGTTCCAGGAGATCATCGACGGCATCAAGGAGCAGCAGAAGAAGCTTGGCCCTCTCGAGGACCAGCTCGATGACGTTAACGACGAGATCAAGCGCCAGGAAGAGGTTGTCAAGCGAGCGAACATCGCTGTAGACAACGCGCAGCGCGTATATGACGCCCACCGACAGACACTCGAAGATCTTCAGGGTGTCTACGACGGGATCAACGAGCGCATTGGAGCACTCGAGGAGGAGCTTAACCTCGGTCTCACTGCGGCCCGCGAGTATGAGGCTGCCCTAAAGGCTGCCGCTGACGCCGCTGAAGACCTTGCAGACACGAGCGGCATGTTCCCCGAGGTCGGCGGCATCCCGAACTTCGAAGAGGGTGACCTCGACGCATGGCTCGATGAGTACATGAAGCAGTTCGGGGACATCTTCGAGGACTTCGATATGTGGGGTCCGTTCAAGGAGAAGTGGGAAGCGTTCAAGAAGTGGTGGAACGAGAACATCACCCCCTTCTGGGACGGCATCAAGATGACCTTTGCCGAACTGTTCGACGGGATTGATTGGTCCGAGCCGCTTCGGAACCTTGGCACGCAGATCGGCGACTGGTGGCAGACCAACATCATCGACCCGTTCGACTGGGGTGGCTTTGCCACCGAGTTCATCGAGGACTTCCGCACCAACGTCTTGGAGGCCTTCGAAGAGGTCAAGAAGGTTTGGGAGGATAACTTCCCGCAGCTCAAGGAGGAGTGGGACGACCTCAAGGCAACCCTTGACGAGATCGGCATTGATATTGACTCCGTTGGTGAGGCTATCGGAATTCTCATCAAGATCATCTTCGGAACACTCGGCGGCCTCCTCCTATGGGCAGTCAACAACATCACAAACGTTCTGAGCAACGTCGCTGACGACGTTGTTCGTATCGTCATGGGCATTGGCATTATTCTGATTGGTACCGTTAATGGCATCATCCAGATTGTCAGTGGTCTGTTCGAGGTGTTTGCTGGACTCTTCACCGGAGACCGCGAGCGCGCCTACCAGGGGTCGCTGAGCATTCTCAATGGCATCACCGAGATCGGCACCAGCCTGTTTGAGGGTGTTGGCGAGGTTGGGACCGGCCTGTTCGGTCTGTATGGCGGAGTGCTCATTGGTCTCGCCGAGGGTGTTGAGGATACTGCAAACCAGATCAGTGCACTGGTTGGCAGTGACTGGCGCATGGAGGTCGTCGGTTCGTTCGAGGATGTCTTTAATGGAGCCGTTGAGTGGCTCGGTAGGCTCCCGGAGACCGTGACCGGCTTCTTCGAGCAGATGGTCGAGGGTGCAATCGAGTGGGCTCGCGGTCTGTGGGATGAGCTGGTTGGTCACTCTATCTTCCCTGACATCTACTTTGACATCATGTACTGGATTCGGATGCTCCCCATCGGAGTTATTAACGAGTTCATCAAGATGAAGAATGGTGCCATCGCCTGGGCACTGAGCATGTGGATGGGCCTGGTTGGACCTGACGGTTGGATTTCCAGGACTTACCGCGATATCATCGGCTGGCTTGATGGACTCCCGGCTACGATCGAAGGCATCTTCAATTCGCTTCGCACGAAGATCTGGAATGTCGGTGCGGGCATCTTCGCCGATATGGTCGGCAAGGACTCCTGGTTCTCGAAGCTGTTCTACGGCGCTCGAGACTGGGCCACTGATATGAAGAACGTCATTGGCACTGCCTGGGATGGAGTCAAGGGCAAGTTTGCTGTGCCGATTGATTGGGTCATCTCTAAGGTCTGGAACGGCGGCGTTGTTTCGGTATTCAACTCTGCATCCAAGGCACTGGGTTCCAAGACTCGCCTCGACCCGATCCCGCCCATCGCCAAGCGTAAGCGCGGCGGTTACACGCCTCCTGGCATGACGCTTGTAGGCGAGGAAGGCCCCGAGCTTCTCGACCTTCGCAAGCCCGGACGAGTTTACACCGCAGCACAGACTCGCGCCATGCTGGACTACCAGGCCGGTCGGACGCCGGACGACGAGGCCATGAAGGCTGCGACCGGCTCCCGGTCTAGCCAGTCTTTGCTGCCGCAGGGTGGCACCTGGGATGACGTAGGCTCGATCGCTAGCGGCGCCTGGCAGAAGATTCAGCAGGTGAGCGCGGGTGCGCTCCAGTGGATTCGTGGAACGCTCGCAAAGAGTGCCGAGTTTGTGATCGCTCCGCTCCGCAACCTCGTCAACCAGGCTCCCCTCAAGGGTGCCATGGGTGAGGTCGGAAAGGCTATGGCCCGCAAGGGTCTTGGCATGACGACCGACTGGGTCAAGGGCAAGGACAGGGAGTTCCCCGCAGCTGAGGCGCTCAACGAGTACCTCGATATGCTTCCGACTTCTGGCGGCTGGCAGCGCCCATCTGCCGGTCCGATTACCTCGCGCTTCGGTCCTCGGTGGGGCACGCTCCACGCTGGTATCGACATCGCCGGTGGCGGAAAGACGTTTGCCGCCAAGGCCGGTCAGGTCGTTCGGGCAGGCTGGAACATCCTCACCGGACGTACCGGTATCGGCATCGCCCTCGCGCACGGCGGCCAAGAGTACTCTTACTACGGGCACAACCCCGTCGGCGGAGTTCAGGTCAAGGTTGGCGATATCGTCAAGCGCGGTCAGCACATCGGTTACCAGGGTGCAACCGGTAACGTCACCGGCACTCACCTTCACTTCGAGTACCACAAGGGCGGCATCGGTCGAGCAGTCAACCCGGAGACGCTCGGCATCTTCGACAACGGTGGCTTGCTCAAGCCGGGTATGCTTGGCATGAACCTTGGGAACAAGGGTGAGCCGGTGCTTACCGCTCCGCAGTGGGCTGACATTCATCGCCTCGCCAAGCGCGCAATGACTAACGAGTCGATCAACGAGTCCAACGGTACCACCTCGGTCGTCTACAACGACCGGAGTAACAAGACGGTGTACGTCACCATCGAGCACGTTGAGTTCCCGAACATTCGCGAGCCTGAGGACGCTGAGAACTTCGTTCGGAACTTGGAAATGATCGCTCGCTAGGATAGTGTCAACTTCGGTTGTGCAAGACTTACTGACAGGTTAGGGACTGTAAATGGCTATCACCTGGGGCGCCGAAAGCGGCAAAGAGCAGGTCGGTATCGACATCATTCAGTCGCCCTCTACCGTCAGCTCGAGTACAACTTCGGTTACGGTCACGATTGATTACTACGTCAGGTCCGTAAACTGGGGCTTCAACGACAGTCAGACGATGACCATTTATGGTTTTCAGTCTGGTACTTACAATTTCGACTTCTATTCGCCGTCTGGCACGACGACGACTAAGAAGGTAGCAACTCGTACAGCCACTATCGCTACCAGCTACTCCTCGGGTACACACTTCGAAGTCGGTGCTGGAATCTCCGGCTCCTACAACGGTGGCACTCCGAGTCACACCCGAGGTTGGGACGTTCCGGCTCGGCCCGCAACGGTCCCCAGTGCGCCTGGCACGCCGAGCGTCTCTAGTATTACAAACACCACCGCTTCGACGTCCTGGTCGGCTCCGTCAAGCAACGGTGGGGCAACCGTCTCAGGTTATGACTGGCAGCTTTCACTTTATTCAGATTTTCGAAGCTTTGTTACGACAACAACCCCTTCTGGAACTAGCCAGAACGTAACGGGACTTCAGTCGAAGACGAATTACTACATTCGAGTCCGAGCGAAGAACAGCGCCGGGGCAGGGCCATGGTCGGGAACTCGCTTCTTTACCACACATGGCGTTCCTAGCGCTCCCGCAACGCCTACGATCTCGAATGTCGGGCAGAACGATGCAACTGCGGCATGGTCTGCGCCCGCAAACAATGGTGCATCGATTTCTTCTTACGACATTCAGATCGCTACGAATTCGACCTTTACGACTGGGCTCGTAACTAACAACCAGGGTGGTACCACAAAGACGTGGACAACTCTGTCGCCGGACGTTCTTTACTACGTTCGAGTGCGAGCAAACAACACCTACGGCAACGGCGCATGGTCTGCGACTGCGACATTCGAGACGTTCTTCGAGTCGCTCGAAACATACCCCACGCCGACTCCTCTAGTAACTGTCGCGTCGTCGTTTGGTACTGCGCGCGTATTCTTCACTGTGGACGTAGTTGAGCCGCACCCGTTCATCGGTGGCACTCGTACGATTTCTTACGAGCTTGCAACGGATGCTTCGTTCACACAGAATGTCATTAGCGAAACGATCAACTTCGTTTCTAAGGGGTTCTACAACCAGCAAGCCGGCGAGTCTTACACCTGGCCCACTGGCACCAACAGCACCACGATGGGCATTTACGAGACACTGCTCAAGCAGGGTACTTGGTATTTGCGCGTCCGGGCCGCTGGGTCCTCGAGTATGCCTAACTCGTCTTATGCAGCAACTAAGACGTTCACGGTTTCGCACGCACCTGCCGTAACTGTCGTTAGCCCTAGTTCCGGACAGTTCGCTGTTCTTACTTCGGTTATTAACTTCCGATTCAATGCCACAGACGCCTGGAGCGCTGACACCGTTAGCGCCTATCAGATTCTGGTTGAGAACAACTCAACTGGGGCAAACATTATCGACACGGGAAAGGTTGCCCAGGCTCTTCCGTTAGGTTCTTCCACCATCGCCCTTGCGGTCAGTGCCGCCTATCTTGACGTTACGCTGCGCTGGCGGGTCAGGGTTTGGGACTCTACCGATACGGCCTCTACTTACAGCAGTTACGGCATCTTCACTCCGGTTCTCGCTCCTGCTGTAACTATCACGAGCCCTCTCGATTCAGAGACTATTGCGACCGGCAGGCCCAAGTTCGATTGGACGGTAGGACTGTCGCTCGGTCGTACCGTAAGTAAGTCCCTACTGACGGTACGTGACATTGACCTTGGCGAGATCGTCTGGCAGCGTGAGTATGGTGCGGGGGTCCTGACTGCCACGCCCAGCCAGCCGATTCTTGTCAATGGTCTTATCTATTCAGTAACTCTAGACGTTACTGACAGCAAGAACATTACCGGCACGGCGACTAACACCTTTAGCACTTCGTTCGTGTCGCCTGACCCTATCGCATATAACGTTCGCCAGGAAGATCTTAATGATCTTGGGTACGTGCAGGTAGAATGGGTGGAGGCTGTACTCGACGAGGGCCTTATCGCTTGGCATGTTTATCGAAAGGAAATGCCTACCGGCGAGTGGGAGCTGATTCAGCAGATTACGGACCTTGGTGCCAGGAGTTACAACGACTACCTCGTTGAGTCTGGAAAGTCGTACATGTACTCCGTAACTCAGCTTGCTGATCGATTCGGTGATGTACTCGAGTCGCCAGTCGGAACAACGGTAACTGGAGGCAACCCCGAGGCTGAGGGGCGAGTTGTAGATGCCACAGTGCAGATGTACTGGCTGATTTGCCTGGCTAGGCCGGAACTAACGACGGCTCTTCCGGGGGTCATCGACGAACCGTCTACCCTGGAATACGAGAGTGAGTCCTATACGCTCATCGGTCGAGGTCGGCATGTGGATTATGGCGACCGCCTGGGTTACAGTGGGTCGCTTACCATCCAGGTTCGACAGCCCGAGGTTACATCTTCTCTCCGTAAGCGTGTAGAAGAGCTGCGCGAGGCGCAGGAGACTTACTACCTTCGTACTCCGTTCGGAAAGCTTTTTCCGGTTGCTCTCGGTAACCCCGAGTGGACTCCTCGCCGAGGAACGGGACTCATGGAAATGGGCGACCTTAGTTTGCCTTACGAAGAGGTGGGGTAATGCCCGTCACTATTCCGCCGCCGCTGGTTCTCGATCAGTTCCTCGGTGCCACGACTCGACACGTAAGGCGTGTTGAGATTTACGAATCCGACGGGGTTACTCGGTGGGAAAAGGATACCGTTGCGCGACTGCGAGACGGTTCTGTCAGCGTGGACTACGGGCGCGACGAGCGCAGAACGGTGGAACTTACTCTCGGAAATGCTGATCGAGTTTTGGTCAATAAGCCTGGCGAGTTTTGGTACGACAAGATCATCAAGGTTTTTCGAGGCGTTAACGTTTACGCCGGAAAGATTCTTCCGAAGATCGTTGTGGTCGCCGATGGCGCGGAAAACTATTCTGCGGCGGTAGCATTTCGTGATGCGATGATCAGTCTTGGCTATGGCGAGGTTCGCATTGATCTTTCCATAGGCGCACTCTCGGACCTGGATGGATATGACATTGTTGTCGGACTTAACTCGACTACTGCCGCTAAGAACACCCTACTTCTCGATGCGTACAATGCGGGCTATCCAGTAATTCTTCTTGGCGAGGCTCGTTCGGACAATTATCCGGGAATGTGGCCCGGGGTTACCGACCAGAACGAGACACTCTTTCCGACCACCGTGGTACAGCCTCTTCCTGTTTCCCACCCCGCGAACCGCGGCTGGAGTGGCTTTGATTACTCTTTTTTCCTGAACACCGGAACCTCGAGTCTTGCATACGACATTCCCCTCCTCGATCAGATGGAAGCTGTTTCTGGCGTAGAAGTTCTTAGCAAGTCCGAAGAGTATGGCGCCGTCCTTTCTGTGCGCGAGATTTCTAACAAAAAGCTCGCGGCATATCACCTGCCGGTTCCGGTGCAGCTTTTCGAGGAAACGCAATTCAAGCTTCTACTTCTTAGTCTCGTCAACTGGATCAATCCAATCAAGCCGATCGGCACCTGGGAGGTTCAGATCGGTGAGTTTATGATTGATCGCATCACCGAAGCCCACTTCCCCCATGCGTTCAAGATCTCGGGACGAGACTACACCAAGAAGTGCCTCCTTTCCAAGTACGAGCACGCAACAAGTTTCCCCGCAAGTCAATCCCTCGAGTCAATCGTCGGGACAATTGCGGGCGCTGCGGGAATCAGTAAGCGTATTCTTCCTACGACTGGAATCACCATCGATCGAGAGTTTTACTTCGACCGGGGAGTTTCTCGTTGGGAGGCCATGAAGGAAATAACAAACGCTTACAACTACGAGCTGTTCTTCGACGCTACGGGTTATCTCGTCATGCGGCCATACAACGACCCCATTCTTACGGCGCCTTCAATTACAATCAAGACGGGAGAAAAGGGGCAGCTCGCTTCTTACGAGTTGTCTACCAGCGATTCCCGCATCCTTAACCACATACTCGTAGTCGGCGCTTCTAGTGACAATGCCATTGCGAACGTGTGGGCTGAGGCGCGTAACCTTAACCCCAGTTCGCCTACGAGCATTGAAAAGCTGGGCGACAGGTTTGACGAGTACGAGAGCGAGTTCATCGAGACTCAGGCACAGGCCCAGGCTAAGGCGGATATGCTCTTATCGGTCAACTCACTGGAGGAATATGAGCTGAACTTCGAGAGCCTTATGCTTCCCTGGCTTGAGGTTGGCGATATCATGGGGTTTGAGGTTGACCGAGAGGCAACTCCGGAAACATTCTTGCTTTCTTCGCTTACCCTGCCACTTACGCTCGGTCCGATGTCTGGCGTCGGTCGCCGCATCATTAACGTGATCTAGGAGTATCTATGTCTGGCATGGGCGGATACGACTACTCGCTTCGCTTCCGTGACACAATGAAGGAAATGATTCGAGGTGTCATCGACAAGGAGCGCCCCAAGTATCGTTACGCCACGGTAATTTCTGTTGACAGTGCAAACTCGCGTGCGTTGATAACTTATGTAAGTGAAACAACAGAGGTCTACGTCAACATTGTCGGCCTAACCCCACTCCCCGGAGAAGCGGTTCAGATTTCGGGTCAGGGCTCTGACAAGTTTATCTCTGGGATTGTCGGACACGCTCCCAGTCGGCTCGGCCCGCGCGTGCAAAGTGGTGTTGAGTATATTGCGGGTGTCGCAATGAACGGAAGTCTTAGTCCAAAGGTTGCGATAACTTTCGCAAGTGCGTTTTCGGCAAAGCCCCATGTGACCTTTGAATGCACGAACGGGCGCCTCACTCTTACTGCCTCGAATGTTTCCACTACCGGCTTTGAGTTAGGTGCGGATAACTGGTCAACCGGCTCGTCACCAGGCAGTGTGCCGGTTTACTGGCGAGCGGTGCAAGACTAACACTGACTGCTTGACTGTTCGGTTATTATTGGATTGTCGATAAGGAGTGTGTTAACTATGAGTGACAGTACCGCAGGCCCGGACTTCACCGAGCAGACCATCTACCGCAACTGGTTCGACAGGTTCATCCACCTCGACCCGCTTCTCCTGCGTGGGCTTCTCGTCGCTGTGGCGATGCTGCTCGCACAGGTGCTGGGGGTGACGGTGATCGAGAACGCGATGATCGATGCGATCATCAATCTGTTCACGGCTGTCAGCGCGCTCGTGCTGGCGGTATGGGCCAGGCCTTCGGTGACCCCGAACGCCAAGGTCATCGTGTTCAAGCCCAACCCCGAGGAGTCTACCGTTCTCCCGGGCGAGGCTACCGTTCAGAGCCAGGTTGAGCTGGACAACGTCGTCGAAGCATCCCTTCTTCGGGCTGCGTGATGGTAGAAGTCCTCGACAGGACCGTCTGGACGGACACTCCGTTCGGATGGGTGTGGAGAGGCGAACTCGACCCGGACCTTGTCGAGTTCGCCTTTCTGCACTGGCCGGGTGATGGCGCACCTACTCGCGCAGGAATCACCCAGGAAAAAGCCCAAGCCCTCATCGAGGGTTATCGGCGCTTTCACACAGCACCCGAGCCGACCGGTCGAGGCTGGTCCGATATTGGGTACTGCTACATCGTAGACCTTATGGGAAGGGTCTACACCGGAGCCGGTGATTATGTCGCGGCGCACTCTGCCGTACCTGACCTGCCGGACGACGCATGGCCGGACGTCAACGAGAACCAGCACGGCATCGGGATTCTTCTTCTGCTTGGAACGGAAGACAACCCCTCTGTCGAGATGGTGGCTAGCGTCAAGGCGCTGATCGAGCTTAAGCGCGAGAAGTACCCCAAGCTCAAGTGGATTCTCGGCCATGGGCAGATCCCGGGCGCGACGACAGATTGCCCCGGTAACCGGGCTGAGGCTGTCATCGACGCTGGGATTTTTGGACCAAAGTTCCCTCTCCAGACTTCAGGTGGTGTGACCATGCAAGATCCGCTTCCCGGAGGTAGAGTTACATACCTCTTCGAGGACCCTCGCTATCCGACGCACAAGGGTCTCGATATCGGTCCGCCGATCCCGGGGCAGACTGGAATCCCAGTCTATGCCACGTTCGACGGCACGATTATCAGTGTGGCGACCCAGCAGGCGCCGGGTGCAACAACTTCGGGCGTGTGGCCGCAGCACACTGGAAACGGCCTTGCGGTCCAGAACCCCGACGGCGACATTCAGATCTACAACCACATGATGCCTGTTGCGGCACTTCGTACCAAGGGTCTCCAGGTCAAGAAGGGCCAGCTTCTTGGTCACCTCGACCTGTCGGGCAACCAGCAGGGTCCGCACCTTCACTTCGGCTACATCTCGGGCGGCAGGCTTATTGACCCGATGATTATCTTCAACTACCACAACGTCAAGCCTGGCGGCGGGACTGTTCCATCAGGAGGAAACGTGTCATACACCGGTCAATTCTTGCCGCTCCGAGTCGATGGTGACTTCGGTCATCGGTCAGTGACTGAGCTGCAGCGGGCACTGGCGAAGGCTGGTTACTACAAGGGCATCATCGAGGCGGATCAGAACAAGGAGGCGGTCTGGGGTCCGATGCTCACTGAGGCCCTGCAGCGGTTCCTCGCCGACGAGAAGCACATGACCTTCGGGTCCAACCAGTCCGAGATGTATAAGGGTCTGCAGCGCTGGCTCAAGGCTCACAAGTTCTACGCATTCGGGATCGATGGATTGGCGCCCAAGGGCGGCGACACATGGAAGGGGCTACAGCAGGCTCTCAATGCGCGGGCCGTAGTCCGGTCGCCGAAGCCTGCAGAGCCCACGCCCACGCCCACGCCTGCCCCCCAGCCGACGCCCACCCCGACGCCAGCACCCGCCCCGACGCCCGCGCCGGTACCGGGAGGGGTGACGCTCGAGCAGATCCGCGCAGTAGTGCGCGAAGAGGTTCGGACGGCACTCAAGGGTAAGACGGGGAAGATCACGCTCGACTAGAAGTTACACGGGTGCGGCATGGTAGGGGGTGCCGTTAAATGCTAACCTGGATAAAGGACAGCCCACGGCCAGTCCGATCTTCTCCTCGCGGCATTCAAGACCTTCGCCACTATCAGCGCATAATCTTTCAGGAGGCAGCAGTGAGCACCGTCCTGCCGGAGGACTTCACCTACGGTCGTCTCGAGGGGAAGTTCTTTGACGTTATCGCTGATTCGAGTGACCCCGACAGTGAGCCAGAAAAAGTTCCAGCTACTGGAACAATCAAAATTGTTCCGAATGCGCCCATCCTGAAGACGGGTGGAACCGCACTCGTCAAGGCAACGTTCATTCCAAAGGCACATACTTGCACAATCGATTCCGAGGGTGACCTCGTTGACGAAATGGGAAACAAGGGCATCACCCTGGTTTCCACAGATCTTCCTTTTGCGGCACCATCCGACTGGACATATTCGGCCATCTTTAGTATTAATGGCGCGCAAATTGGAACTGCCTCTTTTCGTCTTCCTGCTGGTGCGACCCTTAATTTTGCTGATATCATCGAGGTGCCAGCCTCGGGTGGTGTCGTAACGATTGTCAGCAATGAGGTTTACCTGCAGACGGTAGCGGTTCGTGACGAAGTTGTCGCGCTGGCGGACAGTTTTGTCGTAGACGCTTCGGTAGACGAGTTTGGAAATCTTCTTCTAGAGCGCAACAACGGAACGACAACAAACCTGGGAATGGTTGGCGGAGAGGGCGACTCCGTGTCGGTGGGTGGGGCACAGCCAGCGTCGGGTTGGTGGCTCGACACCGGGGCAAGCCCCCTGACGGTGACGCCGGACGCTCCCATCTTCACGGACGCGGACGGCACGGCCAGCGACACATACACGATCCCGACTACCGAGAACGTCCAGTATCTGGTCGATGGCTCCGTCGTCGCTGCGGGCACCTACCCCGCCGTGGGCACGGTTGTGGTTACCGCCGAGGCGTTGAATGGCTACACACTCGACGGCTATCCGAGTGGCGGATGGTCGTTCACCTTCTCGAGTGGCACTGTCGATGTGACCGCGCCCACCGCGGGCAGTCTCGTGGCGTCCTCCGTCACCGCCAGCGGATTCACTCTGACCGTTACGGGGGCGTCCGACGCGATCGGGCTCCATGCCCAGCCCTACGCCTTCTCGACCGATGGCGGGTCTACCTGGACACCGTGGCAGGCGTCGGCGGTCTACGTCGCCACTGGCGCTGAGGCCACCACCTACAGCTGTCAGCACAAGGTTCGCGACGCCGCCCTGAACGAGGCGACCGGGACGCCTATCAACGTCACCACCACCTCGACCACATCCCTGGCCTATCTGCAGACCGCTTCGTCGGGCGCCGAAGCGGGGCCGTACACCTTCGCTGCGCAGAACCTGGGCGAGCCCGACCCCACCCGTAGCATCATCGTCGCGGTTGGCTCACGGCCCGCGTCTAGCGGCACCGTGGTTTCCAGCGTCACTGTGGGCGGCGTGAGTGCCGTGTTGGATCATGACTGGATCTCAACGGACAGCACCTGGATCTACCGCGCCGAGGTTCCCCTCGGCACGTCGGGCGATGTCGTCGTTACCTTCTCGGGCGCCGATGTCCGGCGATGCCTGATCGCCCTCTACCGATTCGCCGGGGGGGCACTGAGCGTCAACAACGTCGGCGGCGGCACGAATGGCGGGGTCATCACGGGGACAGGGCTGGTTATCGCGGCCTCGACTCGCTATCAGGTCTCTGTTCCGGTGGTCGCCTGGGCGGATGCGACGAAGGACTCCGAGGGTGCGGTCGAGAACGTCGTTCTGACAACCGCCCACACCGATGTTGTCGGCCCGCTCGCCATCAGTGCCAAGTACAACGGCAGCTCTGGCCTTGTCGCCGCTGTCGCCTACACCGTGTCCTGAGAGGAACAGACATGAGCACCGCACCCCTCAAGTACGTCGGGGCCACCGGGGTCACGACGATTATCGATCCTCGCTTCGGCACGGGAGACAACCCCATCCAGCCCCTCACCTGGAGTAGTGGCAGCAGCGGCCACCCTCAGGGCGTCCTGGTGGAGACCGACTACACCGGTGCGACTGACGCCTCAGCGGACATCAACGCCGCAATCGCCCTGGCCTATGACATCGGCCAGGCCACCGCGAGCAGTGGTGGCCCCTACTCGGTCCCCGTGTACCTCAAGTCGGGCATCCTGCGCCTCGACAGTGCCATTATGGCCCGTCGCCGCACCGTCCTTATCGGGGCGGGCACACGTAACACCATCATCAAGCCCTACGGTCCCACGACGGCGATCTCCGCCGAGGCTGTCGGCGCTGCGCCCGATGACATGGAGTTCGGCCACTTCCAGATCGATGGAGCCAACCAGACCTCGGCGGGGTCTGCCATCCCCAAGGGGCTCTACTTTACCCAGGCGCGGCGGGTCTACGTTCACGACCTGTGGGTGCAGAACACCTGGGCCACCGGGGTCGGGATCGACCGTATCACCGGGGTCATCGAGAACTGTTGGGCGACCAACTGTGGCCGCAGCAACGCTAGCCGCGCCGCTGGAACTTACCCCGGCAACTCCGGGATCGGTATTGGGCTCGGGAATCTTGACGGCGTCGGGATGCAGTTGACGATCGTCGGCAACCACTGTAGTGGTAACAGCAACTACGGCATCTTCATTGAGTCCCAGGGTGGCGTCGCCGACACGCGCGGGGTCGTCATCGTCGGGAACACCTGCCGCGACAACGGTCGCTCCGGCATTGGCGACTCGGGCTCCCTCGGCGCAGTCATCGCCAGCAACATCTGCATCGACAACGACCAGGCTGGCGTCGCGCTGGACTACGGTTCGATGGGGGTGTCGCTCGACAAGGGCCTGCCGGGCAGGCACGTCCAGATCACTGGCAACTTCGTCCAGGGCAACAGGTGGGGCGTCTACTGCCTGACCGCCGGACAGCTTGGGCTCGAGGCGCCGAAGATCCAGGGCAACACCATCCACGCCAACACCGACTCCGGAGTCTACCTCGAGCTTAATGGCTCCGCCGAGCACGGCAACGTATGGATTGCAGGCAACGCCATCTCGGAGAACGGNGGGCACGGGGTCGAGGCCACGGGGACAGCGACGGCGGATCGCCTGGCCATCACGGACAACCGGATCTGGGACAACGTGGGTTCCGCCGTTCACGTCGGGACTGCGACGACCAGCGTCCGGGTCACCGACAACGAGGCGTGGGGCAATGGTGCGGGGATCTTCTTCGATACAGCGAAGGGCCATGGCACCCCGGTGAGCATCGACTCCGCCTGGATCGACGGGGCGGACACCCTGCCCGCCTGACCCACGGCTTCGTCCGAGACGGGAAGTGGGCGAGCGCCTTATGTGTGCCTCGCCCGATTTGTCGCCCCAGAGTAAAAGAAAATAAGAGCGAAAGCGAAAAATGTAGTTTTCCTCCGCCCTCGACAATGGGGTGTTTGGGTTGCTAGTATCGAAAGGTCATAGTTTTGTCAAGCCTTAGTCGCTGGAGATAAAAGGTGCCAGGGGGGTTCTCGAATGAGTCTAGCTGAGATCATTCAAGGGCTTCCCTTAGTGAATCTAAGCGCAGTTGGTGCCCTGACTATCGTCTTCTTTCTAGTGATTGGCGGCAAACTCGTTCCAGCTTCTCGAGTCAAAGAGATTCGCGAGGACCGCGACGCTCGACTCAAGGAGGTCGGACTGTGGCGAGATGCAGCCATGCAGTACGCAGAGGTGGTACAAGAACTCACTAGACAGAACAGCCGCCTAATGGAGATCGGGGAAGTGGGTGTCCACGTCCTCACTACCCTCCCTAAGGTGTTACCCGAGAAAGCTGAATCGCAATCACCCGAGAAGGGTAGCGATAATGCGTAACTGGTTTAAGTGCAAGTCTGAGACTTCCGACGCTCCGGACACCTCGCCCGAGGCTGCCGTTGAGCTGCGTAAGGCAAAAACGCAAGCCGCTGCGGTACGGCGCAAGTGGCCCCGCGTGAACTTCATAAGCGATACTGCTGCGCGGGAACTGGAGGTAAATAACTTCGCCGCGCGCTTCCAAATGCTCAAGGGGGGAGCATAATGAGCACCAGGGAAGAAAGGCTCGACCGCGAGGCCGAAGGAACCAATTTCTCTTTTGCAGAGAAAACAGTCATTGGTGCGCTCGTGGTCGCGCCACTTCTGCTTCTGCTGGCCATGTTCACTGCAGATACGGCCTCGACAATAGCGCTAGTCTTGGCGTTTCTGCCTGGGTTTATCTTTGTAGTGTTCTACCTGAACGAGTTTCGTGCAATCAAGATCACCGCAGAGGGTAAGCACATTCTCACATTTACACTTCTCATCACGATAATCGTGGGAGAAGAACTGATGATGAGGTGGCTTGGTCGCTGGGCTTTCCACGATGTCGCAATCACAGTCTTTGCGGCAGCGCTTTCGACCCTCATGTGGCAAAGGGTCTACATGCTTTTCAAGTATCAGATTCTGCCGCGGAGGCGTAGGCGGCAACAGAATAAGGAGAAGCGAACGGCATGAGCGCACCCTCTCGGGTCTTAGATCGCGTCCAACAGTTCGATCCACAGTCACGCGCCTTCGGTGTTTCGCCACTGCTGTCTCACGACAGCGAGGAGCCGAGGTCGTACACCTGGAACGTTCCGGTCTGGCTCGACCAGGGCTGGGAGGGTGCGTGCGTCGGCTTCAGTTTCGCCCACGAACTCGCCGCCGTACCTGTAGCCGTCGCCGGTGTGGACAACGCCTTCGCTCGAAGCATCTACCATGTGGCTCGCCGGGACTTCGACCCATGGCCGGGCGAGGACTACGAGGGCACCTCGATCCTGGCGGGCGCGAAGGCTGTTCAGCGTCTCGGCCTCATCGGCCAGTACCGTTGGGCGTTCACACTCAACGATGCGCTCGCGGTTGTCTCTCGCCACGGCCCTGCGATCTTCGGTTGCAACTGGTACACAGGGATGATGGAGCCTGACGGTGCGGGCCTCGTCCATCCTACCGGCGTCATTGAAGGTGGGCACGCAATCCTTCTTCGCGGAGTGAGCGTTCGTCGTCGCACCGTTCGCTTCCGTAACTCTTGGGGCAAGGGCTGGGGCGTCAACGGCGACTGCGAGATGGACTGGGATGAGTTCGACTACCTGCGTCGAGACTATGGTGAGATCTGCGTCCCGCTCGTTCGCAGCAAGTAGCAAGAGCGAATCCCCTCGAGCCGCCGTGGCTCGAGGGGATTCCTCACGTCTTGATGATGTACTTGTTATACCATCGGTGCCAGCGTTCTTCTTGTATGTCTTTGTACTGTCGATCTATCATTTCCTGAGCCCGAATTACTAGTTCCCGCTCGGCTTCGAGTTCATCGTCGGAAAGAAGTTCGAGGTCAGGTCTCGCCGGGGAACCCACTTTATCAGTTCGGCGGGCCGGTCTATGTCCCCCCACGAGAGCGGCGACATCCCGCCGTGCTCCACCGCGTATCGGTGGGCTCGTGCTGCGTGGCCGGTCCATGGCTTCGCCCCTCGATAGCCTAACTTGGCATACGCTTCTTGTATGCGGATAAACGTCTCCCACTGAACGAACTTAGTTGATAGATACTTTCTAACAGTGCGGCGATTAAGACCAATTTCGTCACCTATCTCTCTAAGGGTGTGGCCCATCCACATCATTGTCAGTACATATCTTCGCACTCGCCAGCCGGGCACGGTGGGACGTTCGTCCCTATGAATCAGGTAAATAGCCTTCGCTCGGACGTGAGCGTATCTACAGTCGTCGCAACGACAGCGTCCGTCGGTGTAGGTTGACGACTTGCCATGCACGAGATTGCGGACGGTCATCTCAGTAGGTAGTGGTCCGGTGCTGCGGGGCTGGCGAGGATGAGGTGTCGATTACCTTTCGGTGCTCGACTTCGCCCACGTACATCGAACAGGTGTTTGCGTGAGGCGTCACGACATTGACCTTCAGGATACGCTTGGTTCCTTCGAACCCAGCATCCCTGATGATCGCCTTGGCTCCACATTCTTTGCAAGTGTCTACGATCCTGCCCATGGCCGAATCCTTACTTCTTGAAGGGACCTACCTTGTTGACCTTGACCTTGAGTTCCCCGACGTTGCGGGTAATGAGACGACGAAGCGCGACTTTCTGATCCTCGGTGATCTCCTCACTCTTGAGGAGTTTGTCAATCTCCCCAATATTGATCTTGCCGATCTCGCCCATGAGTTCAGCACCGAGGATCTCGGCGGCGCGCTTGGTGTCGGAGATTCCACGTCGCGCTTGCGCGCTCAGTTGGATCTCGTACTGGTCGTTCGGGTCGCGCCACTTGATCAGGTCGTTTTGCTCGCCGAAGGTGAGAAGGAACTCATCCAGCTCCGCCTTCAGTGATTCGAGGGCCTTGATCTGACTTTCCGCCTGCTCGCGGAGCGAGGCCGCGTGACTAACGTCCGTCACAGTGAAGATGCCGCCACCCGCGATATTCCGCTGAAGTGTCTTGCACTGAACCTTCCGAACACAGTAGTTACACTCGGCGTTGAGCGTCTCGGGTGGGTTGTCGTCCGGCGCGGCAATGATTCGCTCCGCCTCCGCACGAAGCCACTCGTAGGTCTCTATCGTGTCGGAGCGATCAAAGATGACACCGACTGGATCGTGGCGGAGGAGATCAAAGACGACGTGAACCTCGTCAAAGTCCCAGCCCTTGTACTGAATCCGGATCATCAAGTCATAAAGCCGCGACTGGATCATCCGACGAAGTTCGTCGCTGGAGATGTTTTTACGAATGGTCTTGTAGTCCACCACTCGTATGATCTTCTTGCCGTCGCGCTCGAAGTAATCGAGGCGGTCAAGGATGTAGGAGATGGGGATTTCCCCGATTGAGGTTACCAGGGGGAAGCGGTGCTTCTCCTCAACAGAGAGCACCTGCACGTCAGACAGATCGGTTCGTCCGAACCAACTCTTCAGCATTGCCTTGCCGTCTTCGAAGACAGGTCCCTTGATGACGACGGTGGCAAAGATCTCCTTATAGCTCTCCTTGTAGTACGAGAACAAAAGTTCCCAGGAGGCTGGGGCGATCTTTTTCATGTAGACATCGCGGACGTACCGCTCGAGTGCGTCGTGGCACGCTGTACCCAGGTCGGCGGGCATGTTGTCGCCGCCGCGCGGAGTATAGTCGATATTCTCGGCCTTGAACCGTGCCAGACATCCCGAGGCGACCTTGAGTGCTGATGCGCTAAGGGATGTAGGTCTCACTTAGCGTCGCCGACCCTTTCGGTCTTGCTCGTCGATGCCGCCCCAGATACCGTGGGCGGAGTCGGTAAGCTCACGCCAGGCCTTGCAGTGCTGGCGGACGGGGCACTCGAGGCAGATGAGCTTTCCTTGGTTGGCAGTTCGGTGGTCCGACTTTCCTGGGAACCAGGGGTCTGGTCCAATACTTCCGTCTGCGCTTCGTCGTGGGACGAGTCCGGATTTGGCGCAGGCGGCGTACTCGTTCCAGCCGAGGTCGGTGAGTCTTTTGGGATGGGCACCACCACCACCTCGGGCTGCTTCGTGACGGGCGTGACCTTGGGGCGAAGGTCCATCTCAGTGTTGCCACCGTTGAAGCCGAATGTAACTGGGTGAACTTCGACAGGATTTGACATCAGAATTAACTCCTTATTGTTTCGGACGAACAACGGTTGAAACCCTACCAGGGATGTGGTAGCGCGGACAAGACCCGTCTTATCGGTTACGCCTTTGGCGACCGTATGGTCGCCGGACACTTCGATAGATTCTTGCCGCGCCCGGTTCCGGGCTCTTGGTAAGAAGGAGGTACCTACGCATAGAAGCGGCTACCTCATCAGCAAACTTCTGCAGAGTCATACGGAACTGGTCCGAAGCGTTCATTATGATCTCGCCGTCAGCGGGAATGTGATAGTGGTAATGGGCAGACTTGGCCGGATACACTTTTCCATCAACACTTACGTTAATGCCTTGGTGCCATTCTTTATCGTTTTCCATCATACACACTCCACAGTTACCTCGCCGCAGCGCGCACACTGAACGGTATAGGAGTAGCAATCGAACTGACCGTTGTAATAGTGTCGCTCGCGTAGAAACTTAGCGAACAAGCCACACTCGCACTTGAAGGAACCTCGACGTTGTGGCGACAGTGACCCCTCCAAGTCGGCCTCGAAAGCCTGCCAGCTGAGTTGCGCCTGGTAATTGCCGTCATCGAGAGTTACTTCTCCAGTCGTCAAGCCCTGTATGAGCGCATCCCCGTGGGGGTCAGTAGGCTCCGAAGTCGAATCCACTTTCACCCTCCTCCAGCTTGCGCTTGGCGAGGGTGTAGTTCGTCTCGTCAAGTTCGATCGACACTGCATTGCGCCCCACATTGCGGGCCGCGCGAACCAAAGAGCCACTACCGCCGAACGGATCGACCAAGAAGTCGCCGGGGTTCGTGCTGTGCTTGATCAGCAGTTCGAGAAGGGCGGGAGGCTTCTCGTGCGGGTGGATGAGCTGATTGGGCCTTAGCTGCGGAACGTGGAGGACGTTGTTGCGCCTTTTGTCCGTGGCTTCACGCCCGCCGCGCTTGTAGTAGAGAATGAACTCGCAGCCCATTCCCCAGCTCTTGAGGTCCCCCATGCCAGGGCCATCCTTCTCCCAGACAAGGATGGCCTTGCGCTCATAGCCGTGCGGGGCAAACAGTTCCCGAGTGAACGTCAGCCACTCCTCGAGAACCTGATGGGCTGTGAAGACGTAGATGTCTGACTCTGCGGCCATGGCCGGGAGCATTGAGCCCATGACGCTCGAGAACACCCGCATTGCAACCTCGGGCGATTCGTCGTTTGCGATCTTGCGGGCATACTCCTTACCCTGCTGCGTTACAGCCATGTTGCTCTGATTGTCCACCCCGAAAGGTGGGTCAGTAATCATGCACTGTACGCGGCCCGGCTTGAACCTCAGACCCAGCTCGATGGAGTCACCGTGCCAGATCTGGTGAACGGCAGGCTTGGTGGTCGTTCCGGTCACTTGTTGTTCCTCAGGTCGTAAGCGCGGTTGACTCGCAGCACAACCTCGTCGAGGGCGTCCATGAGGGCCGGAATGGGGTTGGCGCCCAGGGTGTCAGCCTCGACGTTCTGCTCGATCCTCACGTCGCCAACGCCAGCGTGTTCGACGGTAATAATAACTCGTGCCATGATCTTTATTCCTTAGAACGGGATTTCGTCTTGCGGACCTTGTGGAGGTTCGACAGTCGGGTAACGATTGTCGAGTTCATCGATCTGCGCCTGAATCTCAGCCGGGAACGTACCACCCCAGGGAGCGGTCGGAACGTAGGGAGAGACGCAGATTACTACCTTCGGAATAACATCTTCGCCCTGATCCACAATCGTAGATTGGACGAGTGAGTTGTCCTTGTCGTTCTTGTAGAGAATGCCTTGCAAGGCATCCTCGGTCGCCTTCTGCATGTTGGTTGCATCGGCTTCGTGCTTACGGGCCGTGCGAGCCTGTGGTGACTGGTAAGCCGGTCGGGCGCGCCAGAACCACAGGAATAGTGCGACCTTTCCCTCCATCATTCGAGGGTTCTGCTTGAGGATCGCCTCGGCGACAGCCTCCTTGTAGGTGTGCAACTCCTGGTTTCGCCCGTAGGTTGGGAATATCTTCCCGCCCTTGCGACCGACGCTCAGGGGTCCTACGGCCCACGGGGTAGGGTTAACGTCGAGAACGAACCACTGTGTCAGGTTCACAAACCCCACGCCCATGCTGCCATCCTCCAGAGCCCGCCGACCATGGCGAACAGAGTTAGCCCGACGAGCAGGATGACGCCTGCCATGAAGAGCACCGTGGACACCTTGCCAATGAACGTACCCGGCAGCACGCGCTTCGGGTCACTCACGAGCATCTGGCCGTCAGAGTCCCCTGGACCCCACATCTCTTCGGTCTTCTCGTCGAAGTGATAAGAGCCATAGTTGTCGTGCTCCTTGCGAAGGGTGCAGAAACTCGCACCCTTCGTTGCGCCACAGATCTCCTGCTCCTTGGGTCGCGTCATGAGATGAACGCCACCTTCCCGTACTCGTCAACGTAATAGACCTTCAGCTGGAGCGCGAGCGCAAGCTGCAACTCGGCCTTGGCGCCCGAGGAGCGCGTCCAGCCGGGCAGAAGGAAGATCGCATCACAGTCGAGAAGAAGGTCGAAACCGGTCTTCAGGTACTCGGTCTGGGAAAGTGACCCGACAACTCCACCGTCATCAAACTCAGTCCGGGCTGGGTTCTTGAGAACGAGGTGGGGGAAAACCGCCTTGATCTGCTCCTCCGCCTCAAAGAAGGCGGGGTAGTTGTGCTCCGGGAGGCCGGTCATGGGACCGGCGATGTAAGCGGTTCGCATTAGTGCTCCAAAGTCTGGTGACAGTTGTTATGGTGACACAAATTCAAGGGACGTACTACAGGCATGTAATTTCTTTTCGGACGTACTTGTCCCTTTTTTACCTTGCGGACTTACTTAGGCGTCTCCTCCGCCCATGCGTGGGACGATCCACGACTCGTAGGAGTCGCCGCCCTGGAGATATAGCACCTTTGTTGGCGCCGTAGGATCGTAGTGGAGATTAATCCTGTCGGCTGGCGAATTCTGAATCGCGTCGAGCAGGTTTCGCGGCGTCAGGTGAACAACGTAAGGCTCATGAACAGCCTGGCCGGGGTACTCGAGTACATCAAGGATATCCTCATCGTTACCCTTAATGTAGAAGGCAACCTCCTCGTTGCCGATCGCCACCTTCATTGAAGGCATACGATCCGAGTTGAGAGACATAACTCTGTTCATCGCATCGACGAACGGCCCTCGATCGAAAGCCAGGTGATAGCCATGATCGCGAGCCATCACACGCTCTACGGGCGGGTACTGTCCGTCGAAGATCGCACACCTGATCTGTGTGTACGGGTTCGGCATAAAGACGAGCTGGCCGTCTACGATCCCGATGGCCGTGTCAGTCATCTGCTTCAGCACGGGGGCCAGGATACCGGCAGGGACCGTGACGGGGCGGAAGATTTGGGGCGCTTCGACCGGCACGCGGACCAGTCTGTAACGATCCGTGGCAACCAACTGCTTGCCGTCAAAGTGAATGCCCATGAGCATTTCCTGGTCTTTCGACGCCGCCCATGCAACCTGCTCGATGCGCTGACCGAGCATCGGAACCGGCATGATCCCCTCGGGATTGAACGGTTCCCACCGAGGATAGTTACGAGGGTCCAGGAGGGCGATGCGCGCCTTGACTCGGCCCGAGGTAATGTGCAACTTGTCGCCGACGTTCTCAAGCGTCACGGACTTCCCGCTGCCGATAGGGAGCGCTCCGATGACACTGGAGAGCATAGGCCCATGGACGCGCCAGGCGATCGGCTCACCCTCGGATGACAGTGGAGTTGACCACTCCATGTAGTACACATCGAGGTTGGTCGCACGAGACAGTACGCCCCAATCAACGCCGGGAGTAATCTCGAACAGGACGCCGTGCGCCTTGTCAAAGGCTTCGCCCTTTTTGGGAACGATGCGATCGAGGCGGCGCACCATCTCAGCAAAGGCGGCGTTCTCGAAGACAAGTTTCGTCACAGTTCGTCCTTCGGGGTAAAGAAAGCGCCGACCAAGTCCTGGTAGGTCTGGATCGAGTCCACGAGGTCAGGGATGGCGCGGTGAACCTTGAAGCCGGTGTCCGGGGTCTTGTACCCAACCATACGTTCCCCCACCTCGCGAATGCCGGAGATCTCGAGGTTACGGTAGTGCAGCAGCTGGGCTGTCTTTGGGAGGTGAACGTTCATAAAGTACCGGTCGAAGTGAACGGAACTTCCAGCCAGGTACGGCTTTTCCTTGAAGTCGTGCCAGCTGATCACATCGAGAAGGAACTTGGAAAGCGTCTCGTCGAGAACGCCCACGGGCGGCTGCTCGCTGGTCAGCCGGGTTGCACGAAGATCGGTCCAGAGTCCGCTCTCCTTGTGCATATCGAGCACCATGGAGTCGATTTCCAGTTCGTCGGGGAAACTCATGACGTAGGAGTGGAACACGGCATCCTCGACCGTGCGCCCGTTCCAGTCGGTCACCACTACTCCAACCTCAAGAAGCTTGCTGGTGCTGGGGACGAGGCCGGTGGTCTCGAGGTCTATCCAAACCAGTTCCGGCTGGGCAGCGGGGGCCGTGTTGTCGTGAAGCCACTCCTGGGCCTGAACCATCTTTGTGCGAGCGTTAGACATTAGTTTTCTTTCTACTGGTTGTTAAGAAGGTTGGTCATGCACGGGCCGCAGATTTCGCTGCCGTCTTTCCCGCTGAACCAGCCAATCAGCTGTCCAGTGATGACCTGCATGGGGTTATACTCGAGGGTGCTGGTGGTTTTCTCTTGACTGCAGACATCACACTTTTTCATTTCGAGCCCTTTCCTTCTGGACGCTAGCGGGCATCTTGCCCTCGTCGTCAGCTTCGCCAGGCATGTTGTGAACCTCGCAGGGACGCTGTCCGGCAAAGCCGTGGTTTCGACAGAACACATCGATACCAAACTCGGAACATGAGCAGCAGAAACAATCTGTGCGCTCGGCCTCCATCCAGGGATCGGCCATGACTGCTCGCTTACGAATGAGCCCAGGCGTGTGCTCTTCCTCGACCCACGACTCGGAGCCATCTTCGTTTCTGCGCTTCTCGGAGATTGTAATTCTCGGGTAGATTCCCATGATCTTTACCTAACCGAATTGTTCTTTAAGGAACTGCCTAACCTTGGTTTCCCGAAAGAAACTTATTGTTCCCCGGTTTGAGTTCTCCGGGCGAATGCGCGACTCGTGCATCATACTGCGAACCTTTGCGGGTGTTACTCCACACATGATCGCTAACTCAAAATACGTGTACAGCCTCTCACCGTCGTCAGCGTGATAGACTTCCTTGACTGTACCGGCACGAGTAGGGATTCTAGGAATCCCGTTTTCGTCCCGCTCAGTCATCACCACTCAGCGCCGCCTCGATAAGCTTTCGCTTCCAGCCCGCACTACCACTCGCACCCTCGACCACGTTTCCGAAGAGGATCTTCTTGTCCTTCAGAATTTGTTCAATCCGGTTCTCGATAGTGTTTCGGGTGATGTACTCGAACACCTGGACCGGCTGGGTCTCGTCCTGACCGATGCGATGGATGCGGTCAACTGCCTGCTGGTTGTCGCCAGGCACGAACAACTTGTCGATGAACTGCGCGTGCCTGGCGGCGGTCATGTTCAGGCCAACTCCAGCAACCTGAAGCATACCGATCATCACTGCCGGACCTGGAACTGCACTCCACTGTGCCACAATCGGCTGACGGGTGGGGATGGGCACATCGCCATGAAGTTCAAAGATTGGAACGTTGAGTCCCTCGGACTTCAGTGCCTTTTTCATGCGCTGCTTATATGCCTCGATCACCATGCGGAACTGAGTCCACACGACGATCTTATTTCCACCCTCGAGGATTTCGATGCTATCGTCCGTCACGAGGTCGAGCTTGTTGCTGTGGTCCTCCTCGAGACCCAGCACCGTTGCCGTGGTGGCGCAGATCTGCTTTGCGCGCAGGAACTTCGTGAGAGCGTTCTCGATGTCCATGGGGTCCGGATTGTCCGGCAAGGTCATCTGCATCTCATTCATAACCTCGTCGTACAGCTCCTGCTGTTGCGGACTCAGGTTCACCCGACGCTGGATGTATTGAGGCTCCTTGAGGTTAAGAACGTCCTTCTTCAGGCGTCGCAGCATCACCGACTGGAGGCGGGTAGTAAGTTCCGCCTCATTCTGCACGCCGACGATCTGCTTGTTCTGCCAGCCGCCAAACACGCAGTAGCGGTTTCTGAAGGACCAGTAGTTTGCATACGTGACGGGATCGACGCGGTAGAGCAGGGGCCACAACTCGTCAACCCTGTTGCGCATAGGCGTACCTGACAGGAGAAAGGATCGGCGCGTCTCCAACTTCATGCACGCCTTGGTCCGCTTCGCCTTGGGGTTCTTCAGGTAGTGGGCCTCATCGAAGATGACCATATCAAAACGGCAGGCATTCAACTCCTCGACGTGAGGGTCAACCTGCTCGTAGTTGACAATCAGAATCTTCGGACCAATAGCCTCGCGGAAGTTCTCGATCTGCTTGGTTCGCTCGGCCTTGGTGAGGGTCTTCGGTCGCCCGTTCGGCTTGACACCCTCGCCAAGAACCGTGAAACGAAAGCGAGTGAACTTGTCGATCTCGTCAGCCCAGTTTCCCTTCAGGGTTACCGGACTGACGATGATTGCAGAGGTGGACCGACCCATAAAGACATCGATGCCGAAAACGGTCAATGCCTGGAGGGACTTACCGAGACCCATATCGTCCGCAAGGATGGCCGAATTCATCCTCGCGAGCGTGCGGATACCGTCAACCTGATGACGGTAGTACTCGATACTCGTCTTTGATGTATCGGCTCGTAGCGTAGCCTCGATTTTCCCCCATGGTGCGGCCTACTCGAGGTCGAGATCGTCAAGCTCGAACAGCGCGGGCTGGGTGCTACCATCGGCAGCAACCTCCTCGCGCTCGTCCTCCTCGAGATCCTCCTCGGCCACGGTGGGCGCATGGAAGAACGCACTTCTCGAGTATCCGCCGTCCGGGAAGTAGGTGACACTGAAGTGAACCTCGAGCTTTCCATCGACGACTGCATCGAACAGAAAGCCGGGGATCATTTCAGTCTCAGGTGGCGGGGTAAAGACCTTCTCGAAAGCCATGGTCGTGCTCCTTAGTTCTTTAGGGATGAGTAACTCTTAATTTCCTAACACAATCGTCTAAAAAAACAAGTCAGCCCTGAGAAGCCTTGATCTGGCAGCCGGGGCAGGTGTCGGGGTCGCGGAGCATCCGGTCGTTGAGGTTCGGGTAGGTGTACCCACAGTCGTTGCAGGTGACACGAGCGTCATCGATGGCGCCACTGGTGTAAGTAACACGGTACTTGAGCATGAGGTCCTGAAGGGAAGGCGGCGGCTCGTTGTCGTCCTTCACGAGCACCTCGCCGACGAACTGCGGCTCGCGCTCCTGGACCTTGGCGCGCTCTTCCTCGAGCGCCTCCGCGTCGTGGTTTACACCACAGTTCGGGCAGATGTCGCGAGCGCGCATCTTCTCGATGAGGACACCCTCGTAGAAGATGGCGAGCTTTCGCCCCGTCTCGGCGAAGTCGGTGAGGAGAAGCCGCATCGTCAGCAGATCCTCGTTGTTCAGACCTTCGAGGAAGTTCTGGATGCGAGTGATCTTCTCGGTGTGCTCCATGTTGTGTCGGTCAGCACTTGCGGCCATACTGCTGAAGGCAAGCTTCAGGGAAGGGGGCAGGTCGTCGCCGTCGCCCTCGCCGAAGATGTTACCAAAGATGTTACCCATGAGTCCTCCAACTCGAATTTAGATGAGTTAGCGCTTATAAACGCTTAACAGCCCCGGTCGCAGGAAGGGTCAACGGCGCTCGAAAGGGAGGCGCCTCACCAACCTTGGATTCCCTTGTTCCCGCCTGTCTGACACTGCCAGAGACCTGGGCACCTGCCCACTCCGACGCCGTGCATTACGCAGAAGTGGTGTGCTCAAACAAGCCTCTACGGGAGGGTGACTTTAACGACCGGGACTGTTAACCATCGGTAAGCGCTATGCAGTTGTGTAACCGGTCGGGATGCTCTCCACGGGGGGATTCGCTTCAAGCATCCCGACCGGCCTTTACAGCGAACTGACCCTAGAAGGGCAGCTCGTCCTCACTACCCGCGCTCGCGGAGGGTGCTGCGACCGGAGGTGCAGTGGGAGCGGCGGGCGGAGCGGGAGGCGCCACAGGCGGAGCCGTCGGGGGCGCGTAAGCCACGGGAGGCGCGGCAGGCGGAGCAGCGGGAGGCGCTGCAGGGGGTGCGACCGGAGGGGCCGCGACGGGCGGTGCGGCGACAGGCGGCGCTGCCGGGGGGGCGGCGACGGGGGGTGCCGCCACCGGGGGCGCTGCCGGGGGCGCTGCGGCCACCGGAGGAGCCGGGGCGGGGGTAGGTACCGGCGC